CCCCAAGAAGGACTGCGCGACCTGTAAGGAGAAGCACGTCCACGGGAAGGGGCGCCTGTCTGTAGACGGCAAGGTTGACTGGACTGACCCCGAGTCCGTCCGCGCGTACTGGAGGGAGCGAGCGAAGCTCAAGGACCCGTCTGCGAAGGAGCTCGCCATGGCGACCTTCCTCGAAAAGAACCCGGACTATTTCACCAAGTACGCTGCCGCCAATCGAGAGAAGATGCGGGCGGCATCCAAGCGACACTACGACAAGAAGAAGAGGGAACGGGATGAACAGCGTACAAGCGAAGTTCGAAGCGATACACAGGGACCTCGAATCGAACGTGACCAAGATTTACCAGCGCCGGGACCTGATGACGCTGTTTGACCTTGTCGCGCACAGCGTCCTCAAGTTCGAGTTCGGTGGTGACCTCGTTCGCAAGGGCTGGGTTGAGGGGTTGGTGGTCGGCGACACTCGCTGTGGCAAGTCAGAGACCGTGTCCAAGCTGATGGAGCACTACCGTTGCGGTGAACTCGTGACAGGCGAGAGTGCCACCTACGCGGGGTTGGTCGGCGGACTCCAGCAGACCCAGAAGACATGGTCCATCACGTGGGGGAAGCTCCCGCTCAACGACAGACGCATGCTCGTCATCGATGAACTCAGCGGACTCCCACAGGAAGCCATCGCCAAGATGTCTGGCATCCGCTCGCAGGGCGTGGCTGAGATAACCAAGATTCAGACAGAGAAGACCCTCGCCCGGGTCCGCCTGCTCTGGATGTCCAACCCCCGGGGGAAGCGACCCATCGCCGCCTTCACCTCCGGCATCTCCGCCATCGAGGACTTGATTGGTCACCCGGAGGACATCGCCCGCTTTGATGCCGCGATGACCGTGGCACTGGGGGAGGTCCCTCTCAGCGTCATCAACGTGAGCTCACGGGAACCCGTCCCCCACGTGTACACCACCGAGGCGTGCCGAGCTCTGGTGTACTGGGCTTGGTCTCGGAAGCCTGACCAAGTCAAGTGGGCACCCGGAGCGCAGGACAGGGTCCTCCGGGACGCCACTGAAATCAGCCGGCGCTACGTCGCCCCTCTCGTGGAGGGAGCAGAGCAGCGCATCAAGATGGCACGTCTCTCAGTCGCTGCCGCGGCCCGAGTGTTCAGCACCACGGAGGACGGGCAGAGCGTGTACGTCACGGAGGAGCACGTGGAGTTCGTGACAGACTTCCTCATCCGGGTGTTCAACAAGCCCAGCATGGCGTTCGACCTGTACAGTCAAGCGAAGATATCGGAGAGCACCCTCAATGAGCCGAAAGCCGTCCAAGACCAACTCGACAGACTCCCAGCTGACTTTAGGGGACTTCTCAACGACGCCCCCAGCTTCACCGTCGCCGACCTCCAAGACTTCGCCAACATCTCCCGAGACGGGGCCGGCGAGCTCGCCTCCTTCCTCGTCCGTCGCAGGTGCATCCGCAAGGGGAAGTTCGGCTACTACAAACTCCCGGCGTTCATCCGGTTCCTCCGGGAGTACAAGCCCGGAGCAGAGCACCACGGAGACGCTCCGTTCTGATGAGGAGCTGCTCACCTCTCACCATGCGTGGTTCGCCGTCAACCTTCCCCAGATGGGTTGCTCCATCGTGGTGGCGATGACTCAGCGAGCGTGGTCTCACTGCTTCAACCGCTTCGGCAGGTGGGAACCCGTCCTCATGTGGGCGGAGTTCAAGGCGTGGGGTGAGGCCGCTGACTCCGCCCCTGATGATGAGGCGAGGCGTACGGTGATGAAGGAAGGGCTTGACTACTTCGTGAGCAGGATGAAGCGGTGAGGTACGGGTCCGTCTGTTCCGGGATTGAAGCGGCCACCGTAGCGTGGCACCCACTCGGGTGGACGCCGGCGTGGTTCTCAGAGATTGGTCCCTTCCCCTCTTCGCTGCTTGCCCATCACTACCCAAAGGTCCGCAACCATGGCACCCTCTCAGGCCTCGCTCTTCGCCTTGTTGGAGAAGACCGCAGCATCGGACTCCTTGTTGGAGGAACCCCATGCCAAGCATTCTCCTCCGCTGGTCTCAGACTTGGACTTGCTGACGAGCGCAGTAACCTCGCCCTTGAATACTGCAGAGTGGCTGACGCTCTTCGTCCTCCGTGGGTACTGTGGGAAAACGTCTCCGGCGCCCTCGACTCGAACGGAGGACGGGACTTTGGCTCCATACTCGGGGCGTTGGCAGACATCGGGTATGGTCTCGCGTGGAGAGTGTTGGATGCTCGATACTTTGGAGTCCCCCAAGCACGTCGCCGTGTCTTTCTTGTTGGACGCCTTGGTTCCAGCGCCAGTGCCGGAGCAGTTCTTTTTGAGCCAGAAGGCCGCGTCAGGGATGTTGCGGCGAGCTCAGAAGAATGGGCACCACGTGCCGGACTGGCTCCTGACGGGACTCCTCGCGTGTGTGAGGCAGTCGCCAAAACCCTGATGACCGGGCAGCAGTCCGGCCGTGTCTACACAGAGAACCTCGTGGTGGATGGTGGCCGGGCTCGACGCCTCACAGCGGTGGAGGCGGAGCGAGTGCAGGGATTCCCAGACCACTACACGGACACGCCAGGGTCCAGTCTTGGGAGCAGGTGGGAAGCGTTGGGGAACTCGATGGCCGTTCCCGTGATGAGGTGGATTGGCCAGCGGATTGCGAAGGTGGACGCCCTCACTTCACCACGGTGAAGAGGAGCACCCCACCCTCGCCCCGGCAGAGGGGTGAACACCCCTCGTCATCGAAGTAGGTGACCTGCACGTCATCACGAGTGGCGACGCAGGAGACCACGCAGTCACACGTGATGGGGAGGCGCTCGCCGGAGCACGGAACTCCATCCCGGTTCGAGACCCCACCACACGCCGTCAACGCCAAGACTCCCAGCAGTCGCCACATGTCCAACCTCGCTTGAGACGGGTCAGTACCACTTCCGAGACAGGTCAGCGTCAAAGTCAGTACCGCACACGTCACAGTGAAGGCGGGCGGTGGTGAGACTGGGGACTTCCCGGCTCGGGGCAAACAGCGGGTATGCCCTCCCGTCCGTGGTGCTCGTGATGCAGTTCGGGCAGACCGTGTGAATCTGCGTGGTGCTCCCGCGATACTTCCACCCCACCACGAGACCACGCTTGACAGCGAGCTCGTGCTCCTGACGGCGGAACCACGCGAACACTTCAGCCAGCAGGTCAGACTTCTCGGCGAGGTCTGCGCTCACGTGGAAGTGGGGACGGTCGGCGGTGAGGTGGACCCTGGCGTACCGTTTCCCCTCGTGGGTCCTCATCCCAAACCCGGCGTGGAAGGAACTCACCACACACCCCCAGCCTTGAGCAACTTGCGACCCTTCTCCGTCACCCTGAGCACGTCGTGCGTGTTCGTGAGCAGACCCTCCATCACCATCCCGGCGATGACCTTGGTGTGGACATCGAGCGACCACGCCGAACCCAAGAGGGACTGGAGCATCATGTAGAGCGGACCATCAGGGACGCCGTCATCCCGGGTGGCGTCAACGGCTTCAAGAATCGCGGCAAGGATACGGGTGAGCATCGAGGGCATTGCGGTCTCCTGTATGAGTGAAGGTCCCGACACTAGGGCGGGACCGGGTAGCGGTCAAGTTGCTGACCTCAGTTGAGAATCTGCTCCGCGAGGTCGGCGAACGCCTCCGCCTTCTCCTCATCGAACTTGGCCTCATCGGAGTCCTCCATCACCAGTTCCACGACCATCTGCAGGTCCGTGAGCATGGAGGAGGAGACCTCGATGGAGGCGTTGTCACCATCAGGGGCGTGACGGACATGAGGGTTGGAGCAGTCCTCGCAGACCATCGTTCCGAGGATGACCAACATGGCTCGGGCCTCCGCCTCAGTGTCGGTCCCGGCGTCAACCACGAACTGCGCCAGGGTCTTCATCACGTCAACTTCAGCGGGGGTCGTCAGAACGATGTCCATGTGCGTATCCTTTCAGACCGGCTTGGTGGTGGCAACACAGATGGCGAGGTCACGGAAGTGACCCACGAGTGCGGTGAAGTGGAACTCCTCACCCACCTGCGTCACCTCGCCAATCTCCGTCCCCTTGGGGAGGAGGAAGGTCTTGGTCACGTTGCCGCAGGTTCCGACGCAGACGAGGGACTTGGTGGTCATCATGTGCGTATCCTTTCAGACCGGCTTGGAGTTGGCAACGCAGAGGAGGGTGAGGTCTTCGTCATTGTTGCGGGCGAGGAGGGCCGTGAAGAACCACTGACCGGCAAACTCCTTGACAAACCAGAGTTCGGTGCCAGCCGGCAGCGCCTGAACACGAACCGGCTTGGAGTCTTCCATCACCGTCGCCCACATCGTCGCCGTCAGAATCATCGTGCCCATACTATATGGTGTTCGCCGGATTTAATTTTTGCGTCAGATTCGCATGCTCTACGGGCAATCCCGAGTGAGTCCGGGGGCTTGGGCGTAAGGTCGGCTTACGAGAAATCGGCTTTTCAAGGAACATCAACGGCTTAGAATTACGGGTCGAATTACCGGACCCGCTGGACCGCACAGTAGAAAGGTGTGGACCGGCAGACGGAACCCCACCGCTCAGGAGGGAGGGGAGACCTCCCAGAGGGTCCTGTGGTCGCCGGGGTGGAGGTTCCGCCTCATCTGGAGGGGTCTAGGAGGTGGTCCCTTCCTCTGCGTTCCTGAGCGGTCGTGGACGATTACCGTCCCAACAGCAAAGCTAAGCCGTTGATTCCACTCGTGCTGATTTTTCTGGCAAGTCGGCTTACGTGTAACTGTCCGCCACCCTTGGGAGAATCGGCGAACTAAATCAAAAAGAAATCAACTGCTGGCAGTTGGTGCCGGTCGGCGAGACCCCCAAGGTCACGGTGGTCGATGGCGCGGTCGGCAACATCAAGTTCAACGCGGTGGTGGTCGGTGACAAGGTGACGTTCTATGACACCCGCTACGGCCACACGGGATACGGTCAGCCGACCACTGGCCAGTATTACCTCGCCACCCTGATGAAGGACCGCGCGTCACTGGAAAAGCACGGTCTCGCTCTTGACTGCGGCATCCCTGAGTGGTCGGTGTCTCCCGCCGGGATGGTCAAGTTTTTCGCTTCGCTGTAAGTAGTCGGGCTCAGTTCGGGTGACTTGCCGGGAACCTAGAATCCACGGCAAGAGGGTTCGAGTCCCTCTGGGTCCAATCGCGGGACTTGACATCCCGCTCCACCGCAGTAAGTTCGAGTCGCTGCACCAACCACGATACAGGAGAAACACCATGCCGACCAAGACCACGAAGAAGACCCCTGGCACCTCCAAGAAGTCCACCGCCCCGGTTGCCAAGATGACCATCGCTCACCCCGCTCCGGGCGTGACGGTGGTGACCAACCTCCCCTCCGTCACGGACAAGTTCGTCAAGGTGGACGCTGACGGTCTGCCCCGAGCGACTCAGGCGCAGTTCAAGCAGTTCCAGTTGGAAGGGCAGAAGGTGGCCATGACCACCATCCTCCCCGGCCTCATCGCCAAGTACGGTCCCGCCAACCCGCCCGCCGTGGAAGGTGTGAAGTACGTGGTTGACAAGAACTGCCTCAACGACTACACCGCTGCGAAGGGCAAGCTCATTCGGGAGATGGTCTCCCGCGCAGGTCTGTCCCCCAAGTCCATGCTCGTCGTGGACATCACACCCGAGGAAGAAGCCGCCATGTCGAAGACCCCCGATGCTCCCCCCGCAACGACCACCACCACGACCCCGGCGAAGGCGCCGAAGCACAAGGTCATCACCACCGCCCACGGTGAGTTCCGGGACAACTCCGTCCTGCTGAACATCTACCGCGCGTTCGACCTCAAGGGCGGGGCGACCAAGGAGGAAATCCTCGCCCGCCTCGTCAAGGCTCACCCGGACCGCAAGCCGGATGACATGATGGTCACCATCAACACCCAGCTCAACCGGATGCCGAAGGACCGCTCCTTCACCATCGGCCGCGATGACAAGGGCCGCTACGGCATCCACATCGTGGGTCACTCCAAGGTGCGCATCCTGAGCCCGGAGGCCGCGCTCAAGAAGGCCGAGGCCGACAAGCTCCGCGAGGCGGCGAAGGCCGTCAAGGAGACGGAGAAGGCCGCGAAGAAGGCCGCGAAGAAGGCGGAGAAGCTCAAGGCGACCGCCGAGAAGGCCGAGGCGAAGGCGAAGGAGGACGCCGAGAAGGCGAAGGCTGCCGCGGAGAAGGCGGCTGCCGACCTCAAGGCGAAGGGCGTGACGGTCAACGTCCCCGGTGCCACCGTCTCCAAGGCCCCCGCCGCGGCGACCACCAAGAAGAAGTAATCCGCTCGATTTCTAGGAACGGCGACCCCGCAGAGCACACGCGGGGTCGCCGTTTTGTTTTGTGTACAAGGACCCGAACACCAATTAGGGTTCAGTCCTCACATACAGGGAGAGGGACATCAATTGCTGACCATCACGAAGAGGCTGGAGTTTGACGCTGCCCATCGGCTGCTCAACCACGAGGGGAAGTGCAAGAACCTCCACGGTCACCGCTATGTGCTGGAGTTGACCGTGCGTCCCAACTACAAGCTCGATGACGTGGGCAGGGTCGTGGACTTCGGCGTCATCAAGACCGTGGTGGGCGGGTGGATTGACCGGGTCATTGACCACGGACTCCTCGCCCACGAGGCCGGGCCGGACGCTGACCCCATCGCAGACCTCGCCGACAAGCTCAAGCTCAAGGTGTTCTGGCTCCATGAGCCCACCACGGCAGAGAACCTCGTCCGGTTCTTCGCTGAGCAGGCCCACAAGATGCTCCACCACGAGACGGATGGCGTGGTGTCAGTCGTGCGAGCGCGCCTGTACGAGACCCCCACCTCCTACGCAGACTACGTGAGGCTTCCATGAGTGACCCTGAGTTCCGTCCCGATGTTGTTGCGGGGAAGTACGACCCCCAGCAGTTCGACCCCACCGGGGTCACCCTCCTCATCAATGAGGTCTTCTACTCGCTGCAGGGCGAGGGGGAGAACACTGGGAGGGCGGCGGTGTTCATCCGTCTGGCCAAGTGCAACCTCGCCTGCAAGTTCTGTGACACTGAGTTCGAGGCGTTCACCAAGCGACCCGTGGAGGACATCGCCAATCGGGTCCGGTCGATGGTCCCGGTCATCCCCTCAAGCTCGCTCGGTGAACCCGGCTCGCCGGCTGTCTCCCCGGAGTGGATGCCCAAGCTCCTCCGGGAACTCAACCCGCTGGTCATCCTCACCGGAGGGGAACCGGGCCTCCAGAACTGTGGGCCGCTCATCGCCGTCCTCCAGTCCTCCGGGTTCCGGGTCTGCATCGAGACTGGGGGGACCGTGTGGTCTCCGTGGATGTCTGAGCTGGACCACGTCTGTGTGTCTCCCAAGGTCCCGCTCAGGCTTGTCCCCCTCCCACTCCTCATGTGCGCTGATGAGGTCAAGTGGGTGGTCAACGCTGCGTTCATGAAGATGTACAACGAGGACCCTGACCAGCTCTGGGTCTCCGGGTGTCGCAACTTCCTCCAGCCGGAGTCACTCTCCCCCAAGTGGACGCTCTGTGCGTCCAAGCTCATCATGGCTCACCCCGCTCGGTACTCCCTCTCCCTCCAGACCCACAAGATGGCAGGCAACCCATGACCGGACACGTCCACCTCACAGGAGACGATGACCGCAAGTGGGTGAAGTGCTCCGAGTGCAAGGGCGGGGGCATCGTCGGCACCAACAACGAGTACGAGACTGCCCTCTGCCGTCAGTGTGACGGGAAGGGTGGTCGCTTCATCGAGAACCCCGCTGGCCTCGTGGAGGCCGTGATGGCTCGCGTGGAAAAGGTCGAAGCAGAGCACATCCTCGATGAGGAACGCAAGAAGGGAATCAAAATCATGCTCCGGGCGCTGGGGGAGAACCCGGACCGTGAAGGACTGCTTGACACGCCTCGCCGGGTGGTGAAGGCGTGGCGGGAGATTACCTCCGGGTACACGGCGGACCCCAAGAAGCTCCTCACCGTGTTCGCCAATGATGAGCACTTCACGGGCATGGTGTGCGTGGGTCCGGTCCAGTTCTACTCGACCTGCGAGCACCACCTCCTCCCGTTCTTCGGTAAGGCGTGGGTCGCCTACATCCCCAATGGAAAGCTCATCGGTCTCTCCAAGCTCCCTCGCCTCGTGGAGATGTACGCTCGCCGTCTCCAGAATCAGGAGCGCCTCACGTCGCAGGTGGTCAAGGCCCTCGGTGAACTGCTGGAGACCGATGACGTGGCCTGCGTCATGAAGGCCCAACACTTCTGCATGATGTCCCGTGGTGTGCGACAGGATGACGCCTTCATGGTCACCCCGCAACTGTCCGGTCGCTTCATGTCCCAACCGTCCACCCGAGCCGAGTTCATGGCTCACGTCACCAAGGAGTAGCACCGTGAAGACCGCAGAGATGAAAAGAGACCTCACCTCGTTCCTCCGCTCGGTGCAGGCCGACCAAGCCCACGCCTTGGAGACGATGCCTCCCCTCAAGACGAGCGGGAGGGAGCAGCAGTTCAACCGCTACCGCAAGCTCGGCGAGGTCATCGCCCTGACTGAGCAGACGCTGATGCTCCTGACGGACTGCCCCGATGACGTGAACACCCCGGCGGACGCCAATGCCGACTTCTGAGCCCTCCAAGGTCGTGGTGGTCCTGAGCGGTGGGATGGACTCGGCAGTCCTGCTCACCTTCTACAAGGCGCTTGGGTACGAGGTCCACACCATCTCGTTCGACTACGGGCAGCGTCACCGCCGAGAGCTCGAATCGGCCCGTGCGGTCGCCCACTTCGGGAAGTCGGCCTCTCACACGGAGGTCAACCTCTCCTCCCTCGGGAAGGTGCTGGGAGGGTCCTCCCAGACGGACTCGTCCATCCCGGTCCCGCACGGCCACTACACGGATGAGACGATGAAGAAGACCGTGGTGCCTAACCGCAACATGGTCATGCTCTCCATCGCCGCTGGTCACGCGATGAGCATCAAGGCGGAGACGCTGGCCTACGGTGCCCACGGTGGTGACCACGCCATCTACCCTGACTGCCGGCCCGCCTTCGCTGAGGCGCTCGCCAAGGCCATCATCCTCGCTGACTGGACGCACGTGCGGTTGGCTGCTCCGTTCATCGACATGACCAAGGCACAAATCTGCTCCATCGGTTCCCGGCTCGGGACTCCCTTTGAGGAGACGTGGTCCTGCTACGACCCCCAGCCCTTCTCGGACTTCGGCCGCCACGTCCTCCACTGTGGGAAGTGTGGGACGTGCGTGGAGCGCAAGGAGGCGTTCGCCCTCGCCCACGTGAAGGACCCCACGGCGTACATGCCTGAGCCGAACGTGGATGACCTCGATGACCTGCCCCCGGTGAAGGCACCAACCACCACCCACTCCCGCTGCCTGTGCAACGGCGTCGGGTGCAATGAGTGTTGCGGGCCGGGGTGAACGGGTGACCACCGAACGACGTCAGATGGTGTGGATGGACTCGGGTGCTTTCTCAGCCTTCACACTGGGGGAGCAGCAGTCCCTCCCCCACTACTGTGAGTGGCTCAAGAAGCACGCTCGCTACATTGACCACTACGCCGTCCTCGATGTCATCGGGTCTGCTGAGGGGACGTGGGAGGCGCAGAACCGGATGGAGGATGCTGGCCTCACTCCCGTCCCCTGCTTCCACTACGGGGAGGACCCCAAGTGGCTCATCAAGTACCTCCTCAAGGGGCATGACCAAATCGCGCTCGGTGGGATGGTGCCCATCAACAAGCGCGACCTCTTCCCGTGGCTCGATGAGCTCTTTGACAACTACCTCACCAACGCTGAGGGAGAGCCGGTCATCAAGGTCCACGGCTTCGGCCTGACCACGTTCGAGCTGATGTCCCGCTACCCGTGGTACTCGGTGGACTCGTCTGCGTGGCTCCAAGTGGGCGCCTTCGGGTCCATCGTGTACACCCGGGACGGGAAGCCGTGGCGGGTGCAGGTCTCGGGGAAGTCCCCCCGGACGGCAGACGCGGGGCAGCACTACAACACAGAGACCCCCGCCAATCAAGCGGCCATTCGCAAAGAGGTGGAGCGATACGGGTTCACCATGGAGGAGCTCATCAATCAGCACTGGTCACGCCGTGAGTTCTGTGCGGTCACCTACGATGAGTACGCCCGGGTGCTCAAGCTCCGTGAGTGGTCGAACCCGGAGGCGTCCCTCTTCACCATGGCGTACGAGGAGGCGTCCTACGGGAGGACCTTCGGACCCAACCCCTCGTGGCCGTGGCCACAGATGACGATGTACCTCGCTGGCATGTTGGACATGGCCATTGAGGAGTTCTTGTACACCAAGCGTCTCAACCGCATGTTCACGTATCACGCACAGAAGGTGAAGCCCACGCCGATGTGGAAGGCCGTCATGGACATCATCGATGGGGTCCCGTTCCCCAGCTACACACCACCGAAGAGGAAAGAATGAGCACCACCACTCCCCGCCCGCTGAACTACCCTGACCTCGTCCAGTCCAAGGACATGAGCATCAACCTCCTCTGGGCGCTCTTCGCTCAGGCGGTCCTCCCCCTCAACGCGTCTCCCCTCCAGCAGGATGAGATGCGCAAGGCGTTCTTCGCGGGGTTCATCGAGTGCTTCAAGGTGGTGACGGACTACGCCACCGCACTCCCCGAGGATGACGCTGCCGAGCTTCTCTCCCGCCTCAACACCGAGGCCACGGAGTTCGTGGAGAAGGTCCTCGCCGAGTCCAAGCGATGAAGGTCTCCCGCACAGAGCTGGTGCAGGCCCTCGAACAAGTCAAGGGCGCCGTCGCTGCCAAGGGGTTCGTGCCCATCCTCACGCACGTCCTCGTCTCTGGTGACTCGGTGCTCGGCTACGACTCTGAGATTGGCATCCGCGCGAAGATGACCACCACCGTGGAGAAGTCCTTCAACGTGAAGGCGTCCACCTTCCTCCAGTTGCTCCAGCAGTTGGAGGAGGAGGAGATTGAGCTGACCGTGGGCGAGCGCATCACCATCAAGTGTGGACGCCACACGTCCCACATCGCCCAGCTCAACGAGGAGTTCCCCAAGCCCAAGGTCTCCGTCAAGCCGGAGGACTGGAGGGAGGTCCCGGCCGGGTTCAAGGAGGCGGTGGAGCGGTGCCTCATCGGCGTCAGCGACGATGAGAACAACCGCTCGCTCTCCTCCCTCTTCGTCTCGGGGGACAAGGTGTACGGCGGGAACGGGAAGCAGGTGGTCCGCTGCACTGTCCCCGGTCTCAACGTCGCCCCCTTCATGCTCCCCAAGAAGGCGGTGGGGGAACTCATCCGCCTCGGCAACCCCAAGCGCGTGGCGGTCCGGGACTCGCTCGCGGTGTTCGACTACGTCAACCTCACCTTCCTCGCCCGTCTCCGTGACGGCGCCGAGTACCCGCAGGCTCAGTTTGACAAGTTCTTCGGCATGGTCGCTGAGGGACGGGTGGTCACTCCCATCCCGGACGGGATGGTCTCCGCCTTCACTCGTTTGAGCCTGCTCACGGGTGAGCCGCTGAAACAGGTCTGGATGTCCTGTAAGGCGCTTGGGCTGGAGTTGACGCTCAAGTCCTCCACGGCCGAGGGCTATGAGTTGCTCGCTCCAGAGGGCACCTCGTTCCCCTACAAGGGCATCAACGCTGAGCTCGCCAACCAACTCATCCAGTACGCCGAGAGTTGGGCGCCCGGGAACGGCGCTCAGATTCCCTTCTACTTCTGCGGGGAGACCGCAGGCTACGAAGCCCTCCTTGCCCCCCTGAGTCCGTGATGCCCTCGCTCCGAACGTGCTGTGCGTACTGTGGGAAGATGGACGTGGACATGCACCACGTCTATGTCTGCTCCCACAGTAGCGGGATGGTCACCAAGGAGTTCCACTTCGCCATCGTGAATGACCTCACGGGTCGCCGGTGGGACTCCTACAAGAGCGGCGTCATCACGGGGGCGTTCCTCGGACTTGGTGCCGCGATGCTCGCCGCTGCCGTGGCGTACTTCGCGGTCAACGGGTGGCCACTGTGAGCGGCGAGCTCGGGCTCGGGGCAGCGATGGCCGCTGCGAGCGGACCTCAGTGGATTGATGACAAGCGCCTCGTGCGCCCTCATCACCTTGAGGCCCTCTCCAAGTGGGTCGCTGGGTCCCCAGTGCTCGTGCTCGATTACGAGGCGGATGGTCTGGAGACCAGACGCGGGGCCCGCTCGTTCATGGCCGGGTTCTTCGCCCCCGACAAGGGCGCCAGGGTGGTGGACTTCCGCCTCACTGGGGAGAACGGTCTCCGTGCGGTCGCCGATGGTCTCCGTGCTCGTACGGGTCTGACCATCGGGCACAACCTCACGAACGAGCTCAGCCACTCGTGGGCGCTCGGGTTCGACATCGGTGGCCAGCTTTGGGACAACCTCGACGCCGCTTTCGCCCTCGATGAGCGAATGGAGTCGCACGGCCAAAAGGCCCTCGTCGAGGCCCTCCTCAAGCGTGGGACCCCCTACGCCGATGCCCTCCACACGTGGATGGACCTCAACCTCGGCACTCACCAGAGGGGTCACGAGCTCAACCCGATGGAGCTGGAGGTCCCGTACAACATTGAGGACGTGACTGACGCATACGACCTCTACAAGCACTTCCGCCCGATGGTGGAGAAGGCGGGGATGCTCCAGCTTGTCCTGACGGACAGCGAGCTCAACCGCGCTGTGGCTGACATGCAGGAGACCGGACTCCAGTACGACGGCGACCGGGCAGAGCAACTCATCCAGCAGATTGGTGCGGAGAAGGGTGCACACTACAAGTCCATCACCTCCACCATCGGTCGCCCGGTGGACCTCTCCTCGCACACCGCTCTCTTTGGCATCCTCTTCGGCGAGTACGGCCTCCCGATGCACAAGGACTTGGAGAAGGAGGGCTCACTTGACGATGACGTGCTCAAGTGGCTGAGCTCGCTCAAGGGTCCCTACACGCCTCTCATCGAGTCAGTCCGGGAGTGGCGCGAGTGTGACACCCTGCTCAGCACCTTCCTCCTGCCGTGGAGCTACGAGCATCAGGTGGACGGCGTCCTCTTCGGCAACCTCAACAAGTGCATCGCCGGCACACGTCGCTTCACGGCGTCCAAGCCCAACCTCCAGAACATCCCGTACCGCTCCGATTGGGCGAAGCTCATCCGTGAGGTCTTCGTCTGCGAGACGGACTGGGTCAACTACTCGTTCGACTACTCGCAGGTTGAGTACCGCATGTTCGCCCACTACTCGGGTGAGCCTCGGTTGATTCAGGGCTACCTGAACAACCCGCTGTTCGACATCCACGCCGAAGTGGGGTTGATGCTCAACCTCCTCCGTGACCTCGCCAAGCACATCAACTTCGGCATCCTGTACGGGATGGGACTCGACAAGCTCGCGCGCAAGCTCCTCACCACCAAGGAGAAGGCGAAGGCCATCCTTGACGCCTACCACGCCAAGATTCCGTCGGCGAAGGCGCTCAAGCGGAAGCTGGAAGACCTCATCAGACGGAGCGGCATCGTCCGGGACGCCCTCGGTGGGTGTCGTCACCTCACCTTGGACGAGGCGTACAAGGCGCTGAACACCCTCTGTCAGATGAGTGGCGCTGACATCATGCGTCGCGCGCTCGTGAACGTGTACCCGTTGGTCAAGGCCGCGGGTGGGCACATGACCGTCACCATCCACGATGAAGCACAGTTCAAACTCCCGGGCCGGAGGGAGGACCACCTCCCAGTCCTCCGGGAGGTCAAGCGAGTGATGGAGCACAACCCTGAGTTCAAGGTCCCCATGCTCGCCTCCGCTGAGTATTACGATACCGACTGGGCCCACCTGCAGGAGTTGAACCTTGAAGCTGCCCAACCTCAAACCCGAGGACGTGCGTGAAGCGGACGGGTCCATCAAGTGGAAGTTCGTGGACACGTGGCTCACCATCGCCAACTCACCCGGTGATGTCGCCCGCCTCGGGAAGCATCTGGGGATTGCCCTCGGGACCCTCCGTAAGCGTCGCAAGAAGAAGAAGCTCAACCGCCTCCCCCCGGGCCGTCCACGGGTGAAGGAGCTTTCACCTCGTCAGCATCACGTCATCACTCAACTCAAGGAGGGCAAGACCGTGTCCGCCATCGCCGCTGAACTCAACGTCTCACCGCAAGCGGTTCACTCCGCCAAGCACCACGCCGTCACGAAGCAGCGGACGGAGAAGAACCGCTGCTCCGCTTGCGACGGGAGGGGCATCACGTACTGCTCCTCCTGCCGCGGCATCGGTCCCCACAACCACGTCTGTCACACCTGCATGGGTGACGGCTACATCTTCCCCAAGGAGTAACACCACCATGTCACTGCTCACCGACACCCTCAGAGGTCTTCTCGCCAACCCCACCTTCGGCAATCAGACGGAGTTGCTGAAGAAGGCGCTGGACTACGCCATACTCAGCGATGGGGCGCTCAACAACCTCAACCTCAAGGTCACAGAGCAGGGGTTCAAGCTCGCCAATCTGGAGGCGGACGCCGTGGTCAAGGAGCGCAGCCTCTTGGAGGCCGGCGAGCTCGTGTCCGCCATGGAGGAGGGTCTCATCCTCCAGCCCTTCGCGGTGGAGTGCCACGCCAACTCCGTCGCCCACGGGTGGCACGACAAGGAGAAGACCTTCGGCGACTACGTTGCCCTCATCCACAGCGAGGTGAGTGAGGCGCTCGAAGCGTTCCGTGCCCCGGGCGAGTTCAGGGACCGGCTGTTCAGCTTGAAGGAACCCGCCATTGGGTACGAGCGCGAACCGTCCAAGCCAGAGGGCGTGCTCAGTGAGTTCGCTGACGTGGTCATCCGCATCCTCGACTACACGGAGAGCATCAAGGCCACCGGCAAGTTCATCGAGGTCATGCGGTTGAAACACGAGTACAACAAGTCCCGGCCCTTCCGCCACGGTGGCAAGCAGCTGTGATTGGATACCCTCACCTCACTTGGTGCTCTGATTGCCAGCGTGACCTCGCTGACCGCGAGCCGCGCTGGCATTGGGTCGCCAAGGGTCGTGAGGGGAAGCGCCCCTACACCCTCTGTGAGCTCTGCTACGCGCGATACGTGAGGGATGAGGCTCGGGAGGAGGCGGGGGTTGAGGTGAGGCGTGGAGTGTTGTGGACGCTCTTGGAGGTGCTCAACAAGTGGCCCGCAGACCTCCACGCTCGCATCCGCCGAGAGACCGTCCCCTACTCCTCGCCTGCTCCTGTCCTGTACGACCCCAAGCACGGCTCTGATGTGTACACCCGAATCCAGCAGAACATCCAACGAGCTCGCCGATGACCACCCTCCGCTCAGATGACCACCGCTTCCTCCGGGCGCGCTTCAGCGCGAACAGTCCCGGCGACCTCTACCTGCTCAGGGCTCCACCTCGTCCCCACTACACCAAGGGCACTAGCGTCCTCGCCGACATGAACGCCAAGGCGAAGTGGGCGGCGGCGACCCTTGGGAAGTTGGTCAGGTGCCATCAAGCGGGGTTCACCTTCCACGGATGGGTGGATGGGTCCCCCAGCTTCCCTCATGGGTCCCCCGTGGGGACTCTGTACGGTCATTTCGCACGTGTTCGACCCCTCACGGTAGGGGTCAAATGTGATGCGTGTAGAGCGGTGACTCCACTGGGGGAGGATGTCTCCTGCGCCAACTGTGGAAGCACTCTCTGCCCCACCTGTCGTGACACCAACATCCACCCGATTTGCCGGCGCTGTCAGCCGGATGACAACGTAGCACCCGGAAAGAAGGCACCCCGATGACTGACCAGACCCGACCCGTGGTTCTTCCCACGCCAGAGACCATCGAACAGAAGGCACTGTTCGCCGCCAAGTGTCTCGTGGAGGGAAGGTGCGTCATGGTCTCTGATGACGCCGTGTTCGCCATGGCGCAGTACATCATGGGGCTCCGATGAAGCGCAACCCAGACATCCGAGGCAAGGGCGGGGTTGCGTGGAGGGCGTCATATGAGACCCACGCGGGGCGTCCGGCAGTCATTCGAACGCTCCTCATCCATCAGAGCCACGACTTCACCCCGTGGCACCACTACGTCATCAGCTCGTGCCACCTTCGGGACATCCCCGGGATGAGCGCCCCTCACCGTCAGTTCCCCGAGGCTCGCTGGGAGGTCTTGGTCCGCGCCCTCAACCCCGAGTGCCAGCCCCCGGACATGGACCGCACGCTCGGCACCACGGAGAACCCCCTCCACCTGCTCACGCCGGCTGACGTGGTGCTCCACCTGTGGCATCCCTCGCTCACAGACACCCTCGTGGCGTCCCTGACTGACTTCCTCGCCTTCACCATGTGTGGTGGGATGCTGAGCGACGGTCCGGGGTCCAAGCGCCTCTTCCAGTTGGGCACCCGTCACTGGCTCACTCGCCACGCTCACCTCGTGGACAGTGGTGACCTCCTCGTTGGTGTCGCGTGAAGCGCACCACGTGGGAGGAAGCTGGCGGCGATGGTGTTGTTGGTCATCCTCGCTGTCATCGGCGCCCGCTCCATCACCATCGCTGTCACTGGCTGGCTGTGGAGGGCGTTGTGAGTCGCCGTCAAGAGTACACCGCTCCTCCCCCTCCCAAGCCGTGGGGGTGGGTGCGTGACTGGCTCGTGCGGTACTACCACTCTGATGAGTGTCGGTGCTCCCGCTGCTACCACCTCGCCGCCGTCAACGGGTGGGCGTGGAGGCGGGGTCCGTGAGTCACGACCGCATCCTTGTCACGGGGGATAGGCGGTGGCGCCACTACGTCCTCATCCACAACGTGCTCCGTCAGGAGACTCGTGGGAACCCTGACGCCGTCATCATCGAGGGTGAGGCCGAGGGCGCTGACATCCTCGCGAGGAAGGCAGCAGAGGCGCTCGGTCTCAAGGTGGTTCGCTTCCCAGCTGACTGGACCCGCTACGGGAAGGGCGCCGGTCCCATCCGCAACACACAGATGCTCGATGAAGGGCACCCCACCCGGTTCATCGCCTTCCACAACGACCTCACGAAGAGCACAGGGACCCTCAACATGGTCCAGCAGTGCCAGCAGAGGGGCGTCCCGGGGTTCAGGGTGGACCTCAAGGGCTTCCGCCACACCATCATCGTCCAAGGAGGTCTCCTGTGATTCACTACGTCGCTGGGTTCCTGTTCAACGCTCAACACTCCCTCGTGGTGCTCATTCGTAAGCGGAGGGGACCCAAGACCATTGTAGATAAGCTCAACGCCGTTGGTGGCAAGGTTGAGCCCGGTGAGACTCCGCTCGAAGCGATGGAGCGAGAGTTCCACGAGGAGGCGGGCGTCATCGTGAAGGATTGGATTCCCTTCGCTACGCTCAATGGTCCGGGGTGGGTGGTCTCCTTCTTCAAGTCCAAGGGACTCATGCTTCACGCCATCGAGTCCAAGACAGATGAGCTTGTGAGCATCTTCACTGTTCCCACCCTTCCTGCTCTCACCGTTGTCCCCAACGTGAGGTGGCTCATCCCCATGGCCATCTCCTTCGAGCGTGGGGAGAGCGCGTTGGGCTTCTCCATTACGGAGCACCACCCATGAGCTCGGGACCTGAGAACAAGTTCCGCAAGAAGTTCTGCGAGGGTGTCAAGGGGGCATTCGGGCGGCGCTCATACATCCAGAAGAACCACGGGAACGCCTTTTCCTCTGGTCTCGTGGACTGCGAGTTCGTGCTCAGCGGTCGTGTGGGGTTCTTTGAGCTCAAGGCGTGTGACGGACTTGAGTGGGACCCCTCCACGGTCACCAAGCTCCAGCAGCACACCCTCCGCCAACTGGAGGAGGCGGGGGCGAACGCTGGGGTGCTCGTGTACTTCAAGACCAACGACGCCGTGGCGAGCTTCCCCTGCCCCGCCGTCCTCGACTGCTGCCGGGATGCAACCGCGCGGGTGCTCGGGATGGAACGGCGTCTCCACATCCTCCACCTCCCTCAGCCGGCGAGGTGGATTCACATGGACATGCTCTTCGCTGGTGAGGAGACCTGCCAGAGGGTTCGGCACCTCCTCTACATGGACGGCGTCTAACCCAAGAGGTGGATTGGGAGTGTCACGACGAGTCCAAGCGTGCGAGGATGCCCAAGCACGTGGAGGTGACCCTCCACCGTGGTGACCACTGGGGTGGGGGCAGACTCCCAGCGTCATCCTCGTCGAGGAGAGCGAGCGCCTCTGCCGAGAGGGGTGAGGTGACCTCCTTCGCCTTCATCTCGGCGAGGTACTTGAGGGTCTCTTCCACACCGGCGTCGTTGCTCATGAGGGTACAGTAAGGCGGTGATGGGTGGGACGCAAGGCCGAAAGCGCCGAAAAGTGATGTATGTTACGCACCGCCACGTGAAACATGCCCACTCCTCTTTTTAGGATTTCATCAGGAACACTGGGAGGGTTCGCTGACTGATTCGGCGTGTCTAAAATCCAAGTCCTCGGAATACTTAGAAATGTCTAATAAAATCACCTTCTACCATCAGTTACACACAGGTCACGTACAGGAGAATAGAAAAAGGGTCTTTCTGTCTTCTCGTGTGTACGGGGTCCCTCCGGGTGGTGGTAGAAGGAGATTTTATTTGAAGCGTGAATTGGGAAAGGTCCCCTAGCGGATGTGAAGGGTGGACGAGGCGAGTGATACCCCCGTACAAGGGTGCTCCGTCAGGAACATACCCTTCATGCCGACCCAGCAGCGACCCAAGTGTGGAGCGCAACTTCGGGGACGCCCGGCAGGTGAACTGTGTGAACGCATTGCGATGACGGGGAAGACCCGCTGCCAAGCACACGGTGGAGCATCGACCGGGGCTAAGTCGCCGGAGGGGAAAGCGGCTCAGCGTCACAACGCGCTCAAGCATGGCGTGTACCTCTCGACCATCGGCGCCTGCATGGAGAAGCTTGGGATTCCGCCGGAGGTCTTCTACGCAGTTCCCCAGACCACGGACCTGAGCAATGAGCTCGCCGTCGCGCGCAACCAAGTCATCCGGTACGCCACGTTGCTCAGCGAGGGCATCAACGAAATCTCAATCGGCGCCACCGGAGGAATCAGCGTTGACAACCTGTACCAGCAGGCGCTGCTCACCGTTCGCGCGCTGGCCAAGTCGCAACAGGAAATCAAGCCGGGTGGAGACATCGGCGGGCACCTGACGTTCACCATCAAGGTCAGTGATGGAGCGAAGGCCGAAGACACTGACGAGGTCCCCAACCTGACGGAGGACGCTCCACAGGATGACGAAGAGCCGATGGGTGTCCTCACGCCTAAGGCCGAACCACCGAAGCGTAGCAGTGGGTACGATGAGGATGAGTGAGCTCCTCTCCACTGAAGCGGAGCAGGCCGTATGGGCTGACGCTGAGCTCGAACGGTTGACCGAAGAGGGTCACCAAGCCGCCATCAGTCTCACTCGCAAGCAGCTCCGGGTCTTCCTCAGTGAGGCAGACATCACCCTCGCTATCGCAGGCATCCGTGGAGGGAAGACTCACGTAGGGGCGCTCAAGTGCATCATCAACGCCATGACTCATCCGTGCTCAGAGGATGAGTGCCACTTGGTGTGCTCGCCCACGTACCAGATGAGCCGCGTCCCGGTGGAGAAGGTATTTAAGCTCCTCTATGACAAGGCCATCTTCCCAATCTGCCCGCTCATCAGGTACGTGCGCTCTGAGCGTACGTTCATCCTCGCGGCACAGGACGGCGGGGTCACGCGTATCAAGGTCGTGTCGATGCACGACCCGGACAAGATTCGTGGCATCAAGGCGCTCAGTGCTTGGATTGATGAGGGCGCGTACATCGCCTCTTACGCGTGGGAGGTCATCCAAGGACGCCTCGCTGACTCGAACGGACCGTGCTGGATTACGACCACGCCGAGCGGGTTCAACTGGGTGTATGAGCTGTACGAGGAAGCGAGACGAGGGGACAAGCGTATTCGTGTGGTGCATTGGGAGAGCACCGAAAACACGTACATCAAGCGTGAGGGTATCATCCGTCTCGCTGACCGCTTCGACTCCAAGACGCACGCTCAGGAGGTAGGCGCGCGGTTCATCCGTGGGCGCGGCCTCGTGTACCACTCGTTCACCAGAGCCAAGCACAACCGCCGATGGGTCATCGACCCGAAGCGTGAACTGTGGATTGGGCAGGACTTCAACGTGGACCCGATGGCGTCCGTGTTCGCTCAGCCCTTCACCACGCCCGATGGGGCCGAGGGGTCGCACGTGTTCTTCTCCCGCAAGGAGCCGAACAGTGACACGCCCGCGCTGGCGAGGTTCGTGGACGCCTTCATCTCCCAGCACCGCATCCCCAAGGCCAACGTCACGTTCTTCCCAGACGCAGCGGGTGGTGCTCGCTCAACGTCAGGCAAGTCAGACTTCCGAATCCTCCGGGACGCCAAGTACACAGTCAGCGCGCCACCCCGCAACCCCATGGTCAAGGACCGGGTCAACTGCGTGAATGGCCTGCTGGCGCCGATGTACAGCAAGCACCCTCGTCTGTTCGTTGACTGCGCTGGAGCACCCGAGCTCGCTGACTCGTTGGAGAAGCAGATTTGGGCGCCTGACTCTGACCCTCCGGCCCCTGACAAGACGCAGGGCTTTGACCATCTCAATGACGCGCTCGGCTACAAGTGCTGGCGCAAGTTCCCGCTTCGGCAGTCCAACTCCACAGGAAGGAAGGCAGCATGAGCACCATCATCGGCGGACCGTCAGAGGGCAACGACCCGGGCGGGGTCAAGGGTTTCCGGCGTATCTTCGATTGGCTTCGGAGCGTGTTCTCTGGGGGAGGTGGTTCGCAAATCATCATCACGCCGCTCGCCGGAGTGCAGGGTCAGGCGCTTCAGCAGATGGCGCAGAAGCTCGCTCGTGCTCGCATCGATGACCCGGTCATCAAGTCCCGCGTCGCTGCGACCAAGGACAAGCTGGCCATCTTCGATGGTGAGATTGCGCCACAGCTTGACCTCAAGCTCCGGCTCGCCTTCCACCCTGAGAACTTCGCCCGCATGTACTGGGTACGGCACACGAGCTCGAACGTGATGCTGCGTGTCATCAATGACGTGTCCATCCTCTACCAGAACCCTGCCAAGCGGACTCTCAAGGAGAAAGAGAAGCAGGTCACGCAGACCGAAGGGTCAGCGACGGACAAGCCGGGACAGAAGAAGGCGCTCCCACCCGGCAAGGCGTCTCCCCTCAAGGAGCAGCAGAAGGCGGCGGACCCCACCAAGGGGAAGACCCCCAGCGCCCCGGTTCCCGGCGACAAGGAGAAGCCCGAGCCCACCAACCCGGATGGACCGCAGACGGGTGACCCCGACATCGATGCCCTGGCGGATGTGCTGGAGTTGTCGGGGGCGAAGGATGAGACGGAGCAGACGCCGTTCGACAAGCTGCAGAAGGCGTATGACCTCGATGTCCTCTTGGACACGGTGGAGAAGCTGTGCATGGTCTGCCCGGTTGTCTGGGTGCGGCCCATCGTGACGTACGAGAAGACCAAGCCCACCGATGAGAAGCCGGAGGTGGAGAACGACGCGAGCACGGCCAAGCTCACGTTCCAAATCTACACGCCCGACTGTGCTGACGTGGTGCTCGACCCGACCATGCCCAGCGAGGCGATGGCATTCTACTACTTCGGCGAGGAGTTCAACTCCAAGCTGGGGAAGATGGTGCGGGTCATCCACTTCTGGAGCCGGCACGACTACATCAAGTTCGACACTGAATGGAAGCTCATCTCCACTGAGCCGCACGGGATGGACCGGCTTCCAATCACCCCGTTCCGCATTCAGTTCCCACGCAATGGCTACTTCGTGGACAACATCGGGGACGACCTCAAGGAGGCGACGCTTGAGCTCAACCTGCTCAAGACCCTGCAGAACAGCCGGACCAAAGACAGCGCGTTCAAGCAAGTGTTCATCACTGGCGACTCGGCGGGCGTGGACCAAGACGCCGTGATGGGTGGTCCCATCCCCATCATGCTGGGCGAGGAGAACACCGCAGGCGTGCTCGACCTCCAACCGAATCTGGAAGCCTTCACCGACATGTGGAAGGAGCGGGAGGTCTCGCTCGCTGCCACGTACGGCATCAACGCGGCGACGTACAAGGCTGAGGGACACCCGGAGTCCGGGTTCGCCAAGAAGCTCGACCAAGACAAGGTGCTCAGGGAGTCCACTCGCCGGCGCAAGTTCTTCACCAAGGCGGAGCAGGACCTCTACCAGAACATCGCCAAGACGCTGGAGGAGTACCCGATGCCTGCGATTGGGAAGCTCGACCCGGTGGCGGAGCTGGAGGTGGACTTCAGTGAGCCCACGTTCGAGGAGGACCCCCAGACGCAGGCCCGTACTGACGCCATCGAGCTCAAGTACAACGCAGTCAGCATCATCGACATCATGCGCCGGAAGGAGCCGGACCTCAACGACGTAGAGCTTGTTGAGATGGCGTACAAGAACAAGCGAATCAATGACGCCTTCATGACCACTGACCAGATGAAGCTGACTGACCTCCTCGCCACGCGGGCGAACGTGGGTGGCAGCTTCGGGCAGGTCGGTGGTGGTGACAGTCCTCCCCCGGGCGAGGACGGTCCGCCGAGTGGTGGTCCCCCCAAGGGTCCCCCGAAGGCTGGCGGGTTCCCTCCCAAGGGGAAGTGAGCGATGGCGACCCCTGAGCAGAAGGGCGTGGTTGACGCCATCATCGATGAGCAGATTGACGCCAAGGCGTTGGCTGCCGAAGCACACGAGGCGGGGATTGCACTGAGTGACCGCCTCGTGTCCATGGCTCGGAAGGTCCACGCCCGGGTGATGGCAGGGGTCATCATCGCTGCTCAGGGGAAGGCGCTCATGCGAGAGGGCTACATCAGCCTCGTTCTGCTGGAGTACGCCCGTCTGGCCATCGAGGTTCAGGACAAGACAGACGAGCACCTCAAGGCGCAGGCCGAGGAGATTGCGAAGTACGGCAAACCTCTCAACACCATCCCAGCCATTCGCAACCCAGACATCCAAGCGCGCGAGGCGGAGAAGGCGGGGTTGACCAATGGCGGCAAGTAAGCCCAAGGGGATTGGGAGCGGGAGACTCCCAGAACTCCGCAACCTCATCAACAAGGGGCCCGATGAGCTCAACCGAACGCTCGCCCGGTTCGGCCTCGACGTTGACACCAACGCCCTGTACACCCGAGCCAACAAGGCGTTCGAGAAGCTCGATGCCATCCTTGACCAAGGCGTCATCCCGGACGAGGCACAGTGGGAGGCGGTGGACAAACAGATTGAGCGAGAGACCGCTGCCTACCTCCGTCAGCAGGTCAAGACAGCCATCCAGAAGTACCGCGCCAGCAAGTTCAGCCCTGACGATGAGATGACGTGGATTGGCGTGGGGGTTGGGATGTGCCCCTCCTGTGAGCCCAGACACGGACGCACGAAGTCCATGCGAGAGTGGAAGCGGTTGGGCCTTCCGGGGTCATCCGCGCTCGTGTGTGAGAAGGAGTGCCGCTGCGGTCTCCACAAGTCAGAGCACCACATCATCCCCCGCCGAGATGAGGAGAACCCTGAATAGTACCCGCGTCAGGGGAAGCCCTTGCCCGGCGCTGTACACTGTACGCCATTCCACAGTACAACCATGGAGGTGACCGTGACGGTCCCGACACAGCAGCCCCCCAAGCCCAGCGAGACGCCGGGCGAGGAAAAGAAGCCGGACGCAGTCGTTGTTCCACCCGCTGGAAACCCTGAGCTCGATGCCGCCAACAAGCGCATCGCTGAACTGAACAAGGAGAGCGAGAAGCACCGACTGGAGGCCAGGGAGTTGAAGGTCCTCGCCGAGCGCAACAAGAAGGCGCTCGCCATCGCAACCGGGACGGACACTGAAGCCGACCCCGTGGCGCTGGAGAAGCAGAAGGCCGACAGTCGAGTGCGAGAGGCGTACCTCAAGTCAGCGTTCGTGTCCATCGCCGCCAAGGAGATGCACGATGCGGACTTTGCGTTCGGTGCCCTCAAGGATGAACTGAGCACTGTGACGGTGGACCTCGCGACGGGGAAAGCTGACACGGAGTCGCTCAAGGCGAAGGTCGCTGAATTCAAGACCTCGCGCCCGTTCCTCTTCGCTCCTCCGGCCCCCGCTCAGGGGTCCACCGTGGTGGTTCCGCCCGCGCCCAAGTCGCCCCCGGACGGGGGTGGCGCTCCTGCTGGAACCGAACCCTTCAAGAAGTGGCAGCAGCTCAAGGCGACTGGCCAGACGGCTGAGGCGACGAAGTTCTACGGCGAGAACAGTCAGGCCATCCTCAAGGGGATGCCGAAGTAGTCGGCAGACCAGTGAGACCGGACATCTCGCCATCACATCAACGCAGCACCTGAAAAGGAAGTGACGCAATGGCTCTCACGATGATGTCCGGTCTCACGCAGGAGACCTTCGATGCAATCGCGGCGGAGATGCTCATCAAGGCTGATGACAACTTCACCGTGCTCCAGCAGGTCATCCCGCAGGCACCGAGCACCATCGATGCCGGCGCCAAGACGGTGACCTTCAATCAGCCGGACCTCCCGTCCGGGACGTACACCGAGGCCGCGCGTCGGCTGACCGAAGGCACGGCCATCACGGCCGCGTCCAAGGCCATCACGATGAGCACGAAGACCCTCACGTTCCGCGAGTACGGCGGGCCTGACGTGGCCGGCACCGTGACCCCGTTCGGTCTCACGGAGAAGCTGCTCAAGATGGCGAAGCACGACATGATTCCCATCGTGGGGACGTTCATGCGTCGCGACCGCAACAAGTGGATGGACGCCGTCATCCGCAACGACCTGCTCACCACGACCGTGGTGGAGACGGCCGACGGTTCCGCCGAAGGTGCCATCGCTGCTGGGCAGGTGGCCAGCGCTGCGTGGCTCCGTCGCATGAACAAGACGATGAAGGACAACCTCGTTCCGACCTTCCCGAACGGTCGGCACAAGCTCATCATCAGCACCAAGGATGAGCGCGACCTCAAGAACGATGACGAAATCAACAAGGCCTTCCGCGAGTTCGCGCAGGCCAACCCCATCATCGTCTCCGGGCAGCTCGGGTTCTACGAAGGCTTCGACTTCTTCGTGGACACGCTGATGCCCACCGCCGCCGTGGGTGCCGCGGGTGCCGTCACCGGCTACCAGTCGCTCGCCTTCGGTCCGTACCACGAGGGTCACGGCGTCATCATGGAGCCGAGCATCCGCTACGCGGATGACACGGACTTCCAGCGGCAGATTCGCCTGCTCTGGGTTTCGCTCGAAGCGTGGGGTCTCCTGTACGGGGACTACGTGCTCCGTGGCGTGACCAGCTAACCGGCGACGCTCGAGCTTCTCCGCCCCGCTCGCCCGCAACGGTGGGCGGGGCGTTGTAGTACCACCCGCTGCACTTCAACAAGGAACACGTCATGGCGAAAGCCCCGAAGAACGAGAACAAGGAAGCCGTCGAGACCCCGGCCACCGAGGCCAACCCGCTCGATGCTCGTGTCACCGAGCTGGAGGAGCAGGTCAACGCCCTCACGGAGGAGAAGGAGTCCCTCCAGCACCAGCTCAACGAGAAGGACGATGGGCTCCGGTCCGCGCAGAGCGAGGTCCAGCGCGTCACCGAGGAGACCCGCGCTCAGATGGAGGCCGTCAGCAAGGACGCCACCAAGGAAGTGGACCACCTCCGCAAGCAGCTCGTGGCGAGGGGTCCGGTCAAGCAGACCATCGACCGGGTTGATGGCCTCTCGTACCCGCCTCCCGCGCGCGACGTTCGCAACGCGCAGGGCGTGGTCCTCGTGAAGGGCGACCCCGCCCAGCGCGCGAAGTTCGAGAAGTGGAAGGAGCAGGGCCGGACCAAGTGCGCTCACCGGGCGTGCCACTACCCGCTCAACATCATCAAGGACAAGGACCGGCAGCCGGTCGTGATGAGCTCCCCGGATGGCACGGCGTTCGAGGCCGTGTGCTCGTGGGACCCCAACCACCGGCACCCCGAGGGAGGTCCGCAGTACGTGCTCTGCGAGACCATCGTGGAGCAGGAGAGCTGACGGGACTGGGGGAGTAGCCCGGTCGTGGTGGGTCAGGGCAGCGCGGCCTCACGAGCCTCGCTGGACGGTTTCGTAGCCGTCACCCATCTTGGAGGAGCACACAAATGAACAAGAAAATTTGGGCAGTCATCGAGCTCGCCTGCTTCATCGGGGCGCTCCTCTGTCTCACCGCGGCGAGCCTCGCGTGGGCGGGCAGGTGGGATGGGGACTACGTGGTCAAGGGGACCATCAGTTCCACGTCGCCGACCCACACCCGCCTCAACCTCGTGGAGAAGGGCATCTACCTCAAGGTCACCTGCACAGGTGGTGACGCTTACGTGGGGACCGGGACCGTCTCCATCGCCTGCACGTCAACCACGTGTGACCGTGTCAACTTCACGCTGGGGGAGAAGTTCTACCGTCAGCTCAACAACAGCCACGATTACGTGGACGTGCTCTGCGTGACTGGCACCTGCACGTGTGTCGCCTTCAAGGGCGTCCCGTAACACCGAACACAGCACAACCAAGGAGCACGCAAATGAAGACCCGATTCGCTCGGCAACGACGCCGGGACCACGTCCCTCCACACGGTGCTCATCGAAGGGCGGTACTGAGAGTCCCTCTGCCGATACTCGCGGGAGGGGTGACCCGCGATACTTCAGCACGGACTCTGCCAGCCGGGCGTTAAACGGTGATGGTGTGTTGTTGGGCTGCAGGGGTTCGAATCCCCGCCGTCACTTTCGGAGGTTCACAATGCGTCGCTTGCTCTTCACGGTTGCCCTGTTCTCGCTCGTGGCTGGGGCGTTCGTGGACTTCCCTCCACCCCTGCAGGTCAAGGCACTCCCAGACTTCGCTGCGTTCACAGCCAGTGGTGCTGGGGCAGGGGAGGCGTGTCCCTTGCCGAATTGGATTCTTCAGAGCGAAGACATCACCACGACTTGGACCAACAACTCCGACTCGGCGCCGCGCAACACCACCCGAACGGCCAATTACGCTCTCAGCCCAATCGGAGACATGACGGCGGATAGGCTTGAAATCCCCGCCACCACCGCGCCCGCGCAATACTCTCACATCCTCCAAGGTATCACGACGGGATGGCTCGGTGGTCCCGCCACCTGCAGTGCATGGTTCAAGGGCACGAGCGGGAGTGGCTCCATCCCGATGTACCTCCTCACCGGGTTCCCGAACACCAAGGCCGTGTGCTCGTTCACCGCTGCTGACTGGACACTGTGCTCAGTGAGCGCGACTACGGCAGGTGCGGGTGGTGAAAATTGGTACATTGGACCAAGTGGTGCCGTCGCCGAGGGGTCCTACCCTGCCATTGATGTCCTTTTGTGGGGGATGCAGTGTAACGCGGGTCTCACACGAGCGGAGTACGTGAGGACCACTACGGCGGCGATGGGGTTCGCACCCAAGGGGGCGAGGGGCGAGGCGTTTGTGTTCACCCGCGCGGGGGTCGCCTACTGCACGAAGACCCCCTCCGGTGGTTTCGCGACGAGTGGCATTTCACCCGGGGACTTGGTCCTGATGCCGAACAATCAACCACGCATCGAGTGGGACTCACTCAATGGCAAGCGGGGCCCCCTTGTCGAATCTCTGCGAAGGAGCTACTGCCTTCAGACTGAGGCCATTGACAACGTGGTGTGGACCAAGGAAGCGGGCGCAGGCATCACTCCAGTCGGTGTATGGGTGAACGATGGTGGTGCTCCCAATGGTTCGCAGACTGCAGAGGCCATCCACTTCGGCGCCACCTCTGGGATTGGCTACGCAGACATCTTTCAGACGTGGAATGCTGCGCTTTCCACCGATGCTGTGAGCTGCTCTGCCTTCGTCACTGGACAACGCCCAATGGATGGGGGCGTAGCACAAGATGGGACAACTGATATCTGCGCGTACACGGGTGCTGCGTGGACCTGTGGAAATTGTGCCTTCACGGGAGATGGTGGTTACAGCAGATGCTCGAAGAGTGCGGCAGGTGCCACGTCTGTCACGCGGTACTGTAAGCTTGGCAACAATAGCAATCAGAACGGTGGTGTGGCTCGCGTTGCCGCCGACCTGTTGGTGTGGGGGGTTCAGGGGGAGTCTTACGCTAACACGGTTGACAGGTACCCGACGAGCTACGCCCCAGTCACAACCGTCCCTCTCGACCGTGCGCTTGAATCGACCCCCTACTTCGCCCTCCCCAACGGACTCAGTTTTGGCTCACTGGCACTGACTGTGACCGCTCCGGGTGGACACTCACCCTCAGCGGCGCTGCTTACTGCCCACGTTGCGAGCACTGACATATGGGAGTCGTACGTGCTTCCGGGGATGCAGCCTTACGCCTTCACGTACGTGGCATCTACGTTGGACCAAGTGGTTCTGACGGGCAATCTCCTGACGGCGAATGTGCCAACCCGCCTTTCGCAGTACCGTACACCGACTCCAGAACTCTGCATGTCCATGAACAACAACGCTCCAGTCTGTAATGGGGTGGGGGTGGGTGCCACCATCACCACCGCAGGTGGGACCGGACGGCTCTATGTGGGCTCCTACAACGCCCCGGGAAACGAGACGGACTCCATCATCACAGACATCTGCCTCGACGATTTGTACCTTCGCTGTCCAAGCACGGTGCCATAATGCGTCGCTTCTTCCTTGCGGTTGTTTTGGCCGGTGGAACCACGGTGGCCATCTTCGTTGGCACGTCCAATGATACCGCCAACCGTGTGGCCACATGTCCAGTCCGCCTCACGGACCGTGGACTCGCTGTAGCGCGTGAGGCGGGACTCGACCTCAAGCGTAATGAGCTCATCCGTTTTGGCGTAGTACGTCGTGCGCTCTCGGATGGTGGACTCTCGTTTGACATCCCGCCAGAGATGGACGGGCTTCGTGGACTGGTGACGGTCAAAGACTGGCGCGAATGTACCATCGACCCCGCTGCGTCTTTCCCGGGTGTCACAAGTAGGTGGGATGCTGGTGTGCCGTTTGTCTTTCCGGGTGCAGCTTCGCGTAGGTGTGTACGAGCGAAGTTGTCTGCTGGGTTGACCTGCCTCCGCATGCGTGGGGATGGTGGTGTCTACAGCTTTGGCGACCGTAACGTGTTCCCTCGTGCGGAAGCGGACGCGCCACTGATGTGCGAACCGTGTGAGTGCAGCGCCACGTTGGGCGAAGACCCGGAGGTGGACCTGTGAACGAGCCGAAGAAGGAAGAGAAGGACAAGGAGTCCATCCAAGAGATGCTGACCACGTTCCTCAAGCGCCTGTGGGGTCGGGACACGGTGGTCATCTTCGCCGCCATCGGTGCCATCGCCTATGTCACTCTCAAGAGCCGGGACTCCATGGCGCAGAGTGCTCAGGTTCAGATTGACGCTGGCATCGCTCCAACGGCGAAGGCGGTGGACGTGCTCACCGAACGCTTCGAGCAGCACCTCAAGGACGATGCCGAGGCGAAGCGGGCTGACGCTCAGTGGAAGTCCGAGATGGCGGCGGACAACCGGGCGCTCTACAAAGCAGTCATGACTGGGGAGCGTCAGTACCGACTGGAGAGGCCCCTCCCAGTCACCCCGGATGGAGGCCCGTAATGGCGTACACGGCTGAGGGCATTGACCAGAAGGCGGAGGTGCTCATTGACGCGGTGGACACCGTTCGCTTCTACCTCAAGCGGGACGGTGCCCTCATCAACCCAGACCTCGCCTCCGTGTACGCTACGGTCAAGGACCCCAACGGGACCACCGTGGTGGAGCGGACTCAGGTGGGGGTCACCCAAGCGGTCACAGGGGTCCTCACGTACACACGTACGTGGGCGGACGATGACTACGACCTCGCTGAGGACTACGTGGTGGACTGGGAGTGGCAGGAGTCTGCCGTGGTCCACACGGACCGGCAGTTCTTCGATGTGGTCAAGACCAAGCTGCCGTGTCTCATCGACACCAACGACCTGCAGGAGTTCTACCCAGACATCGAGGAGCACTTGCTGGCCGTGGGCGAGTCGAACCCGCTCAAGTTCATCAAGCGCGGGTGGAGTCACATGCTCGACAATCTGCGGAGCAACGGGTCTCGCCCGAGTCTCATCCTTGACCGTGGGCGCCTCGTCAACCCAGGCACCCGAGTGTCCCTGGCGTTCGCGTGTGACGCGCTCGTGCGTGAGGTCGGTGACCTCTGGGACGTTCGCTCGGCCAAGCACATGAAGGCCTACGCGGACCTCATGGCAGGTCTCGGTGAGCTCAAGTACGACCGGGACGAAGACGCCCTCCCAGAGAAGGGCGAGACCGTCGCCCCCGCTCGGAAGCGGTGGTCAGTATGACCACCACCCCGGATGCCATCTGCGTCGCCGCTCGCGCGAAGCTGGCGACCGTGGCGACCAACCGTGACGCGGCAAGTCTGTTCATCGAGCACAAGACCAACCAACCGTTCGACACCGCCCCGGTTGGGAAGGTCGAAGCGTTTGAAATCATCAACACACGCAAGACTCTCCTCCACGCCTTCGGCACGACCGGCATCAAGGAGGAGCAGTTCTACATGGTCGTGCGCCTGGGACACGGACCGTTCGGGAAGGACTACCAGCGAGAGACCTACGTGAGCCGGGACGTGGACCGCATCGCCGACATCTTTGAGGCGTACGCCTTCCCCGTGGGCACGCTCGGCGTCTGGTATGAGGACGCCATCACCAACAAGGGCAACCCCAATTGGTGGGTCACTGAGCTCTTCTTCCGAGTAGTGCTCAACTCAGCCATCGAGACGTGACATGTCCTACGTCCACATCAACACTGCCGGGTTCCAGCGCCTTCAACAGAAGGTGACCGACAGGATTGAGCGTCTGCGTGGACACACGCTTCGCCGTCACGTGGTGAAGATGGCGGACGAAATCATCCACGAGTACAACCGCACCATCGACAACTTCACACCCGGCACGGTGAAAGACCTCTCCCCCAAGTACAAGGTTCAGAAGGCGCAGGAGTTCGGACACGTCTATCCAATCCTCAAGGCGTCAGGAGCGATGGCCGCTTCGATGTACCACGAGGTGAAGGTGCGTTCCCGGGGAGCAATCTATAGCATCAAGATTCGGTTCCGTGGTAACAACGGGAAGATAACCAACCGCAGACTCGCCATGATTCACATCACCGGCGAGGGTAAGATGCCTGCACGCGACTTCACGAAACTCCCACCCGGCTTCGCAGCCAAGTGGACACGCCGCATTCTCGCTGAACTCAGGAGGAAGTAACCATGGCCAAGAAGTTCAAGATTGCCGCACTCTGGATGGCGCAGGAGACCACGTTCGCCACCGACCCGGACGCCGATGGTTCGGACTACAAGTTCCTCAAGGTCGCTGGAGACATCACGTTCCAGCCGAACGCTGACGTTCTCGAACGGCCGGGTCAGACCAACGACCTGACCACGCAGGACCACGTGGTGGGCGCTCAGGGTGGCACCCTCTCGTTCCCGCTGGAGATGAAGGCGAGCGGGACCGCTGCCGTGTCTGCGGTCGCCGCCATCGCCAGCGAGTCCAGCCCCATCATCGAGGCCGTGCTGGGTGCGGTCACTCGTGGGACCGGCACCACCTGCACGGGAACGGGGGACGGTTCGGTGGGCACGCCCCTGACCCTCACCTCCGTGGCCGGTGTCGCGGTGGGGATGATGGTCTCCGTCTCGGGCGAGACCCGCTTCGTGAAGCAAATCATCGGGTCCACGGTGGTGCTCAACAAGGCGCTCTCCTCCACCCCCGCTGCCGCCACGGTGCTGACGGCGTCCTCGATGTTCTACCGCTCGAACACGGCGCAGAAGTCCCTGGCGTTCGTCGCGAAGCGGGACGGCATTGAGTACACCTTCCTTGGCGGGAAGGCGAAGTTCAAGGTCTCGGGTGTGACCGCCCGCGGCACTGCCCTCATGCAGGTGGACGTGGAGGTGGACCGCTGGAGCGAGACCACCAAGGCGAGCCTGCCCGCCACCACCCTCACCGGCATCACGGCCGTGAAGGGTCCGTGCGTCAAGGGTGGCAGCGTCACCATCGATGGGACGGAGGAGGTCACGGCGGAGTTGGAGGTGGACCCCGGCGTTGAGCTCGTGTTCCAAGACTCCATCGCCGGGACACAGGGCAGGGCTGACGTGGAAATCGTGAGCTCTGCTCCCGTGGGGGTGATTCACCCGTACTATGGTGCCACCCGGCTCACCACGTTCCTCGCCGGGACGGCGGTGGAGTTGTGCGTGGCTGTCGGGTCCACCACCACGGGGTTCGGCTTCTACGTTCCCCGCGCGCAGTACATGGCCCCCACGTTCGAGAACCGCAACGGTCTCGTGGGCGAGTCCATCGGGTGGGCCGCGCGCAACAACGGCACCGCCGTGGACTTCACCTTCTGCCAGTTCTGAAAGGAGCACCGTGGAACCGCTGATTGGAATTGACCCAGATGCCACGGTGGGGGTCGCTCTGCGAGGGGCGACGTTCACCGTGGGTGTTCTCGACGCAGGTACGTGGGAGCGGATGAACCACCGTTACGGCGCCGTCTACCGTGACGCACAGCGGCGAGCCATCGCCAAAGTGGGACCGGAGAACGAGAACGAGATGGCAGTCCCCATGGAAATGGCGATGGACATCCAGTTCCGGGAAGACTCGTTCCACGTCTGGGAGGCGGTCTCCAAGCTGTGCATCCGTGGACACAGGGGGCTGCTCAAGAAGGACAGGTCCCCAGTCCCGTACGTGGCGAAGGACGGGGTGGTCTCGCCCGAGACCATGAAGTGGTACTCCCTCCTGCCCGGCCTCCTTGAGCAGGTCTGGTACGCCTGCCGAAAGCTCCACACGTTGGAGGAGTCCGAAAAAAAAGACTCGCCGCCTGCCTCTTCACAGACAGGCGGAAGTTCAACTGCGGAGACTGCACCCGAGTCACCCGCCTCGCAAAGCTGAGTGGGTGTACCGAAGAACTCCCGCGGGTGGTCGCAGCGTTCGCCGGGTTCGAGTTCAAGACCTGCCCCGTAGCGCAGTACGGGGAGCGGGAGGAGTACGTGGCCGGTCTCGCTCGGATGGGGACCCTGCGAAGGACCCTCCCCTTGGAGGTGGTGAAGTTGCCGGGCAAGCTGTACCACGGCCTGCTGTACTGTGAAGCTTTGTTGAGGGAGGCGGAAGATGACGACAGAACGTGACGTTTACGAGCTCGATGCTTCTAACGCCATTGACCAACTCAAGAAGCTGGCGATGGGTCAGCTGGAGTTCAGCGCCACCGCTGAAGATGGCAAGCTCAAGATGCTCGCCATTGGTGCCGCGTGGGCAGCCGGGACCGCGGCACTGTCTGCTCTGTCGGCGGGAATCTCCGCGAGTGCGGAGCTTCTCAAGAACTCCGTCACCGCCTACCACGAGGCAGAGCAGGCGGACATGCGACGGGCGCGCGCCCTCAAGTCCGTCACGATGGACGTGGAGAAGTGGAACAACCGCTTGGCGGAGTCTGCCTCTGCCTTCGAGCGACTCACCGGGGTGGATGACGAATACTACGCCGGACTCCAGACGCTCCTGACCACGTTCGGTGTGGCACCCGAACAACTCAATCGCTTCACTCGTGCTGCCCTTGACCTCGCCGCGGCGACTGGTCAGGACGCCACGATGGCAGCGAAGCTCCTCGCGCGCGCTCATGCGGAGGGGAAGGATGAGCTCAAGAAGTATGGCATTGCGGTGGATGAGACCACCTTCCAAGCACAGGGGTTCAAGGCCGTCCTCGCTCAGGTGGAGCAGAGGTTCGGCGGGTTGCACACCGAGATTCCTGAGCAGGTCAAGTCCGTCAACAACCTCAAGGGAGCGTGGGAGACCTTCAAGGAAACGCTCGGCGGGGTGGTGTCGAACGCCGTCAACACTGCCGGCGCCATGGACAAGGTGGCGTCAGTCATTGACACCCTTGGGTGGACGCTTCACCGTCTGACCAACTCGACCGCTCAGAACAAGCTGGAGGACACGTCCCCCGAGAAGCTCAAGGCGCAGCAGATGGTGGAGGCAGACCAACTCCGCCAGCACCTTTCGGGCAAGGTCACGATGTACAAGACGTGGGGTCCCGCCATCGAGGACCAAGTGGTCCTCCCCTTCAAGGAGGCCGCGAAGCGGTTGGCTGCTCTGGAGAAGGACCTCCAACCGAAGTGGCTCAACGACCTCAAGACCGCAGGCACCATCCGCACTCCCGTCCACGTCATGACGGACGAGGAGAAGGCCGCCCAGAAGGCCGCCCAGAAGAAGGCGATTGCGGAGAACAAGAAGTACCTCGATGAGAAAGAGACGCTGTTCGCCACGAGCGCCTCCAACCTCGAACATGCGGAGAAGCTCGACGAAGCGAAGGCACTCACGGCCACCCGCGAGAAGATTGCGAAGCTCGGCGACCTGAATGAGGAGGAGGTCAACGAGTACCGGGCCGCTCAAGCTGCCAAGTACGAGTGGGAACATTCGCTGGCCGTCGAGGCCGAGAACAAGCGGATGGCGATGCAGGACAAGGCCCGCGAGCGGGAGAAGGAGTTCTACGCGGACCTCCTCAACGAGCTCGCCGGGTACGCCAAGCAGGCGCTCGACTTCGTTGGCAACCTCATCGCAGAGCAGCTGACTCAGAACAAGGCGTACAATGACGCTTACTTCGCAGCGTCAGTTGAGCGCCGGGTCATCGACAAGCAGGAAGAGGAGCAGGACAAGCTCAGCCACGAGCTCAAGCGAGCACTCACGGACGAGGAGATTGACAAGGTCAACGCCCTCACGGATGCCAAGTACACTTCCGCCGATGCCGAGAAGGAACTCAAGGCAGAGGCGAAGGCCGCTGAGCAGAAGCGTCTCGCTGAGTTCCTCGCCTCCATCGCTAAGGAGGCCGGGGTCCGTGCCATCATGGAGGCCGCTGAGGCCATCGCCTCGCTTGCCAAGTACGACTACCCTGGTGCTGCTCAACACGGTGTGGCAGCGGGTGCCTTCGCTGCGGTCGCCGTCGCCACAGGTGCCGCGGCAGCGGGTATCTCCGGCTCTCGTGGGATGACTCGCGAGGAGAAGGACTCCATCAAGTCTCTGGAGAAGCGGGACGCTGAGAAGAAAGAGCGAGCCTCCCAGACCACCGATGCGAAGACCGGACCCGGCGTCAACCAATACGTCTACTACTTCGGCATCTCAGGGATGACTGACGTGGGACAGGCGGCGGAACTTGACCGCCTCCGTCGCAAGCACGCCCAACTCCAGACTGGAGCCTGACCCATGACCGTGAAGCCCAAGGTCTTCTGGCCGCTGACCATCGATGCGACCAACAACAAGCTGAACTTCCGTGAGGCTGGGGATGTGGCTGACCGGATTGGCACCATCGCCAGCGCCACGTACTACTCCATGGACACCCTCCTCGCCGCCATCAAGTCTGCGATGGACGCGGTGTCTGCCGTGGCGGACCCGTGGTTCCTCACGCTCGATGACTCAACCGGGTTGGTCTTCTTCTCCTCCTCTAACGGCACGGACTTCACCATCAAGTTCACCGCAGCGAACAACCCGTACACGGAGCTTGGGTTCTTCGCGGTTGACTACGCCTCCACGGCTGATGTGGTGACCGCTCCGTACCAGCACAAAAACGGGTGGTATCCTCACACGGCGGTGAAGAAGGACACCCGCAACATGTTCGAGGAGCCCAACTCCGTCACCACCATCAGCGTGAACGGGAACAGCAAGTCCATCCAAGAGACCACCCTCACCGTGCGTGAGCTGGAGTTCCACTTCCTTGACAAGGAGTGGGTCTTCATGGCGGATGAAGGCTCGACCACCTACGTCAACCGAGCGATGGAGCGGTGGTGGCGCTACGGTCGTGGTCGCTTCCGGTACTGGCCGGACGGCGCCACCGAGGGGACCTATGCGGACTACTTCCTTGACGGCTCGGTGATTGAGGAGGGGTTCAAGCCTGAGCGGATGTACATCGGCAAGGAGGTCTATCGCATCGGGCCTTGGAGACTGAGGGCGTACGTATGACCCTGCCAACGCAGTTCACCGACACCATCCGCAACAAGGACCATTTCACAGTCAACCGCTGGCTGGAGATTGAAGGTCTGCCCAACGCCTTCGGGTCGTGGTCCAAGGATGCTGGGTGGTTCACGGCACGTACTGCCCTCCTCCGGTTCCTCACCATCAAGCCGTACTTCGAGGGCACGCCGGACTCCTTTGATGCTCAGTTGGATGTCCTCGATGGCATGGCCAAGGTGATGGGTCAGACTGAGTTCGCCATCGTGGACGTGGAGGGTGAGCAGACGTTGTGGGCGGGTGCGTGGGACAATACGTACACGCGCGAGATGGATGGCGTCATCACCGCCGCGTCCGTGACCATCAAGTACACGGGTGTGGCGGCTGACACCACGGCGTTCCCGCTCGGTGGCGGGACCATCTACATCGGCAATGAGACCATCACGTACACCGCCCACAACACAGGCACCAAGGAGTTCACTGGATGCACTCGTGGGAAGTACCGCTCCAAGGCACAGGCGTGGGTGGCGGGGTCCATCATCAGCCACAAGCCCTACGCCATGTACGGTCGCCGGGTCTGGTACTATCAGTGCGTTCAAGCCGTGGGTGGAACTGCCCCCACGGACGCTGACAAGGTGTTGCGGTTCTCGGGGACGGTTGAGAACCTCACGCTGGACGAAGACCTCACCACGTACAAGCTGACCTGCCTGTCATTGGAGAAGGAGCTCACTCGCGACATCTTCCGGGACCTCCGCACCATCCGCGATGACGGCAACCGCGGCATCGTGGGGACCGACTACACCAAGGCTGGCATCAGGTTCCCGGGCGACCCCGGTGCTACCCTCCCCTCCACGTGTGACCGTCTGTACGGAGGGGACATCACCCAGCTCGATGAGGGGGGCACGTCCCACTTCGTCAACGGGGCGTACTACATGTTCAGGGTGGACAAGGAACTCATCATGTTCCAGTCCGCCCTGACCACCCTGCCCTCGTCCCTCAAGATGGTGGCACGTGCGCTCATGGGGACCCCTCCCGAGGAACACCGCGAGGGATTCCAGATGCAGGAGGTGGCGTTCTGTGCTCGGTACGTGGGGTCCTCCGTCCTGTGGGAACACGCGCAGACCAAGTTCACCTCCGCCCCGAACACCGTCAGTCAGGCCGCTGGTGACCACCCGCTCATCGCCCTCCTGTGCATCCTCCTGAGCACCGGCAATGGGACCAACTACGACGGCGGACGGAACTACGACGTGCTCCCAGCATCGTGGGGACTCGGCATCCCGTATGACAGGATTGACGTGCAGGGAATCATGGCGCTGGCGAACGAGACCCCGGACCTCGTGCTCAACGGGTATTGGGACAAGCCTGTCAAGTTCACCGAGTTCGCCAAGCAGTGTCTCGCTCCGTTCGGGTTCTACGGAGTCACGCTCATCGGCGACCTCTGGACCGTTCGCAGGCTCCAACCTCCCCTCCCAGACCAGACCACCCGGGACATCGACAACACCGCCATCATCAGCAAGTCCAAGCTCGGGTGGGACGCCAACCTCCTCGGCCTCGTGCAGGAGGTGGAGTTCTATTACAACCGGGATGTGCAGTTTGGGAAGTGGACAAGCCACTCCGTGTTCATCAACGGACTCGGCAAGGCGTACGCTCAGGGCCGTGGACGGCGCCTCACGTACGAGCTTCCCCAGTTGTACTCAAAGGGACCGACCCCCATCCCGGGGCGTCCTCCGCTGGGAGGGACTCCCAACGTTGAGCTCGTGCTCGCTGAGCGGTTGGAGTTCTTCAAGCAGGGGTTCACTCTCCCGCCTCCCATCATCAACCTCCGCCTCCGGTACGATTGGTTGGACATCGAGCCGGGTGACCTCGTCCACCTGTCGCAGGCGAACATCCCGCGCATCCAAGACGGCCTCCGTGGTGTGTCACTCCAGACCATGCGGGTCCTCCGCAAGACTGTGAACGAAGCGTCCAAGACGGTGGAGGTCACGCTCCAAGACTGTGGCTTTGGCGTGGGTGACTTCGGGTACGTGTGCCCTGCCCTCCAAGTGATGGACATCAGCTACGACCCAACGATGCTCGTCCAGACCAACGCCTTCACCGATGCCATCCACGCTACCGGCGTGGCACAGAATGACCAGATTCTTGTGGACATCGACGGCAATCAGTACGACTGGCTGGCGGACTACCTCCAATACACTGACCAACTCCTGCTGGTGTCCAAGGACTTCGCCAATACCGCTCAGGTCACGCACGCCTCACACGACTCGGTTCCTTCGGGCGGCTACCCTGACCCGTGGGTTGAAATCACCACGAGCTTCCCGGGGTGGTTCTCAATCGGCGACTACGTCATGCCCATCCATGACAACGCTGATGGTGCCACTGCTCTCATCAACCGCTACTTCGTGTTCCTCGTGGACTCGGACCTCGTGCTTGACGCCTTCGGTGCTCGCCCCGCTTTCAGGTACTTCCCATGACCATCCGCACACTGCCCACCTCGTTCCCTGTCTTCCGGCTGGCTGACTTCAACTCCTACAAGACCAACCGCGCCACCAAGGTTCGCTACCTTGCTGCGGCATGTAACTGGCTGTGGGCGAACATGGTCCGCTACTACGGGTTCACCGGGTACGAGGGACACGGGAACAAGCTGACTTACGGCGTGACTGACCCGTCCGTCAACCTGCTCACCGACCTCCCCCCGGATGGGAGCGTCACCGCCAAACTCCTCGCCTCGTTCATCGTCCCGCCCAACTGGGGACCCAACGGTGTGCTTGAGATGACCGGCAGGAGCTTCCTCGTCCAGTCCTCGGGGACCATGGTGGGCAAGCTCGTGGTCGCCGTCTATGACCTGCAGGACAACTACACCGGCCTCGTCAAGGCGTGGACCTATGCCGCTGGCGGGAACAACGATTGGAAGCAGGAGATTTCCATCCCGCAGGACAAGGTGTACCAGCTCAAGGTGTGGATTGACCCCACGCTTGTGAGTGGTACGGACAGTGACGCCCTGCTCTCTTTCTGCGCGAGGTACGGGGAAGGGTCGGCAGCGAACCTGCTCTCAGGTGACACCGTCCCCACCACCTTCCAGCCTGTGTGCTTCGATTACGTGGACGGGACCAATTGGACTAACCCGCCGATGACCACGGCGCTCCTCCGCACGCTCGCCAAGAACCTCCTCCACCTGTACGCCTACCGTCCCCCGCAAATCATCGGCGGGTACTTCGGGGACACGCACAACAACACCAACGTGTTCGTTGAGGTGGGCAGGTACAAGGTCACGCTCGGCCCCCAGTGTGACACCATCCGTGGCAGGTTCGACACCTTCTGCACTCATGGTGGAGCAGGGAACGAGGTCCGTGTCCTCGTGGGTGGCGTGGTCAAGGAGACCTTCGCTGCTCTGGCTGCCGGGAAGTCCACGCAGACGTGGGCGTCCATCGCCGGCCTGACTCCCGGTGCCGAAGTCATCATCACTGTGGAGGCGAAGTCCACCGCTGAGTCCGGCAACTGGGGGACCATCGTGGACGGCGTGTTCGCGTGGGAGTATTCGCAGACCATCACCATGCCCTCCGGTACGGCGACGCCTGCCAACTTCGTGCCCATCGATGAGGCGGGTCTCGGCGCCAACAAGGAGGTCACCCGGGAGACCATGCGGGAACTCGCCGCCAACATCCTGTGGCTTGCGATGAACCGGACCAAGACCCTCGTACAGGACTGGCGCCACCGTACGTACAAGCGAGTGGGGTTGGACCTGACGTTCGCCGATGAGTACATGCCGGGTGACTGGACCCGTGGGTCAGGCGCCAACTACTACCTTGGCCAGATGAAGAACATCACGGTCATGGCGCAGACCACGGTTGCTGACTCACACGGCAACACCGACCCCAACGACAGAGATGGGCGAGGCTACTTCCCGTACGGGAACGCGCTCGTGGGGTGGACCACCATGACCACGTGGCCCGCGCCCGCTGACCTCGCTCAGGAGACGCACGGGAAGCGGGTGGGCATTGTCCACTACTCCCCTCCCGCTCTCCTCGCCGTTCCGTCCGGCGCTCAGGTCAAGGGGTGGTGTCGTGGGAAGCGGTGCCGTCCGTACAACATGGCAGCGTTCGACCAGGGGACGCAGGGTCCCCTCATCGAGGAGGAGGGCTTCGTCAACAACGGCAACCTCCGCCTGTACTCGGGGTCCACCATGATTGGGCAGTGGCCTATCCGTGGGAACGCCAACCGTGAGGACCACGAGTCCGTCTGGTATGGGCCGGAGTACGTGGACGCTTCCTATTGGGGCACGCTCAACTTGCGTGGGAACCTGACCAGCTCGCGCGCCATCACCAACAACCTTGAAGGCGACTTGTTTGAGGTTGAGCTCAACGGGATGTGCTTCGTGGATGTCCCGTACAATCAGTCCATGCTGAACGCTCTCTGAAAGGGAACCATGCTTCTCCTCCGTGCTCGCATCGTAGCAGAGTCGCTGAACCTCAAGGGCACGCCGTACCTGTGGGGGGCGAAGGGTGGTCAGCGATTGACTGCCGATTACCTCGCGTGGGCGAAGGGTCCTGACAACATCGGTTGGCGACCGGAGTGGGCGGGGAGTGGGAAGCCCTCCCAGTGGGAGCCCTCCCCGGGAGGGTTCGCCCTCGACTGCTCCGGGGCGTTCGGTGAGGCCATCAAGCGGGCGGGTGGTCCGAACCTCGACGCGTGGCACACGGGTCGCTACTGGCAGGACCTCCCTCCCATCGGGTCCCCGCTCCCCGGAGATGCGGCCCTGTACATCGGGCACATCGAGATGGTCATTGGTACGGTGGATGGTCTCGTTGTGGTAGGAGGTTCATCGGGCGGGGACTCCAAGACAACCACGCTCGAAATCGCTTCCAACCGCCGTGCGATGTACAAGGTCAAGCAGACTCACCTGTACCGGCCAGACTTCCGAGGCTTCCGGTCCATCGTTCCCTTCCTCGGCTGAAAGACAACATGAATCCACTCGCGCAGCTCCTCACTCTCGGCCTTTCGGAGGACCCCCGGTCCGCCAAGAGGTTTGTCACCGGCCTCACCGCCATCGCCGCCGTTGCCCTCCACGACAAGTTCGGCGTGTCCCTGACGGACCTCCAGATGGAACTGATTGCCGGCATCGCCGGGGTCATGATGCTCGGGTCCAACTACCTCGACGCGGCGAAGGCGAAGGGTGCCGCCGAGGCAGCGAAGGTGGACTCCATCGACAAGGCCAGCGCCGTCATCCTCAACAACACCAACGTCCCTCCGGTCCTCATCGCCATGCTCATCGGCGCCACCTGCCTCTTCTCGGCTCCGGCGTTCGCTCAGCAGGACCTCAGTGATGCCCCCGTCCTGCTGGAGGTCCACAAGGGTGAGCCCGCTCCGGTCAACGGGTTCATCTACAACAACGCCCTGCACGTGAGCACCGCCAAGCGCATCGTCGCCTGCGAGACCACGCTCAAGGAAGTGGAGCCGAACGTGGGGCTGCCCGTCTGGAAGGTGGTGGTGGTCACCATCGCAGCGATGGTCGTGACGGCCAGCGTCGCCATCCCGGTCGCCTTCGTGGCGGGACAGAAGGACCCGAACCGTCCGGGAGGGTGACCCCCAGTCGCCCTCGTGGAGAACTGGGGACCTCCCCTCGTTCGTGCCGATGTTTGGGTGGTCCTCTGACCCTCCCGGACATCGGCACTTTGTTGTGGAACCGTCTGATAAAATCCCCCCTCTACCACCACCAATCAGCCCTCACGTGTACGTAAAACCAGAATGACCTTTTCTTCTTCTTGTCATACGAGACACACCCGGAGGTGATGGTAGAGGGAGATTTTATTCGACAAATAAAATCCATTGTACGCTGAAGTGGGACGTGAGACCGTCACTTCCCAGTTCAATACAGCATATCGAGAGGGGTCGCCGTACATGATTAAGCTGTCACTCAGCACCGGACCTGACTGCGTATACGTCAAACAGGACGCCTTCACTTGGCCGGGCAAGCGACTCATTGATTCACTGCCGGGGAAGGTCTGGGTGCCCGAGCTCGGGGCGTTCAAGTTCCCGGTCAAGAATGCCACCGACATCTACCGCACGCTCATGTCCGTGGGAGTCCTGTCAGTCACGCCTGAGTATCAGGAGGTGCTGAGTAAGCAGCGACAGTCCACCCAGATGACTGTGCCTGCGCCTGTCATCACGGACTATCAGTTCAAGACGGAACCCTACCCGCCGTATGAACACCAAGTCCGCCTGTTCGACTTCGGACGCAAGCGCCGACAGTTCGCCATCCTCGCGGAGATGGGGACGGGGAAGACCCGCGCGACCATTGACGTGCTGTCGTACTGGATGATGCTCTCCAAGGTGGACGTGGCAGTCATCCTCTGCCCCAAGGCGGTCCTCCTCAACTGGGAGCGTGAGATTGCCACCTTCTCCCCGCTCGCCCCTGACAAGCGCCGGGTGGTGGTGGTGACCGGACGGACCCCTGCCAAGAAGAGGGCGCTCATCGCTCAGGCGGAGGCCACGGCACAGTTTGTCATCACCAACTATGAGACGCTCCTCAACTTCGGCGAGGAGTTCCGCACCCTGTGTGTGCGACGCAAGGCAGCGGTGGTCTGTGATGAGTCCACCCGTATCAAGAGTCACAAGGGCGCCGCGAGCAAGGAAGCCTACCAGCTCGGGATGACTGGACAGGCACGTATCATCCTGACTGGGTCGCCCATCGCCAACTCACCCCTCGATGCGTGGGCGCAGTTCCGCTTCTTGGACAAGAACATCCTCGGCCATCAGACCTTCACCAGCTTCAAGGCTGAGTTCGCTGTGTCGGTCAAGCGTCAGAACATCCCGGTGCCCATCGTGGTTGGCTATCGGAACCTCGACAGGCTCAACAAGCTCATCACCCCTCACTCCTTCCGCATCCTCAAAGCGGACTGCCTCGACCTCCCAGAGAAGGTGTACACCACAGTGGAGCTGGAGATGGGAGACCAGCAGGGTATCCTGTACAAGCAGATGAAGGACGAGGCGGTTGTGGACTTCGCCGGAGGGACGCTCGCCTCCCCCATCATCCTCACCCGGATGATGCGCCTCCAACAAATCACCTCCGGGTTCCTGCCGAAGATGGACGAGTACGGGCAGACCATCTCTGAGCTCCCCATCATCGATGGTGTCAAGCTCGATGCCGCCGTGGAGCTGGTCAAGACTGCCATCGAGTCTGGACAGAAAGCCTCGGTGTGGTGTCGCTTCCTCTGGGAGGTCCACGCCATTGAAGACGCCCTCAAGGAAGAGAAGCTCAACGTGGTCACCTACTACGGCGACCGCTCGGCGGAACAGAGACAGCAGGCGGTGGACTCCATCCAGTCCGGTGACGCCCAAGTCTTCATCGGTCAGATTGCTACGGCGGGCATCGGCATCACACTCACCGCCATCAGCACGTGCATCTACTACTCCAACAGCTTCAGTCTGGAGCACCGCCTCCAGTCAGAGGACAGGCACCATCGCATCGGACAGAAGCGGTCCGTGGAATACATTGACCTCGTGTGCCGTGGGACCATCGACAAGACGGTGCTCAAGGCCCTGCGTGAAAAGAAGAACATCGCAGACATCGTGACGGGCGACGCCCGCAAACTCTTGGAGGCGGAATGACTCCGCGACGCCCGTATCAGAAGCCCCCTCGCCCAGACGTGGAGTACAAGATTGTGCCGGTCGCTGGACCTGCCGGGTTCCGCTTCTGGATTGAGGCGCCTGTGGTCAACGCCGATGGGGAGATGGAGCGGAAGCGCCTCCCTCGTCCATTCCAGACCAAGACTCTCGCAGAACGTTACGTTGCTCATCTGAAGAGGCGCCATGTCTAACGTGTTCATCACCAACGACGCAGGGCAGAACTTCGACATGGCAGCCAAGTTCGGGACGCTCGTGCGGTGCTCCTCCGGTAAGCTCAACGTGTTCAACCCGGACAAGGTGGCAGAGCAGATGCTCAACGCGCTCAGCACCTTCACGGAGGAGGACTTCCTCCTCCTCTCCGGTGGAGCGATGTCAATGTTGTTCGCTGGCATGTACATCCCTGACCATGTCAAGCGTCTGCGCCTTCTCGTGTACGATGCGAAGGTGCAGGAGTATTTCGTCAGGACCATCGCCATAGGAGATACCGAGTGACAAGCAAGCACGATGCCGAAGCCTTCCTCACGGAGGGTGCGACTCTCACCAAGAGAGACCTCAAGCTGGATGACCTCTCCCGCAAGGAGGACCGGAAGAACGAAGCGGTCAACGTCGCCCACGACCCGGAGAACCCCACCCGGCTCGCCAAGAAGAAGGGGTCCAAGCTCATCAAGAAGCTGGAGAACCCCGCCGTGATGCCGGCGGACATCCACGCCCCCGAGGGGTTCGGCGCTCGCCCGGACTTCATCCCGGACAAGGTGGAGAAGGAGCTCGTGCTCAGCGAGAACACGAGCGACGCTGAGCAGGCGAAGGTCCTGCGCTCCCTCAAAGACCAGAAGGAGGACTTGGAGATGCAGCTTAAGGCAATCAACACTCAGATTGATTCGCTCTCCATCAGTCTCGCTGAGTCGATGGAGTCTCACGGCGTGGACTCCTTCCGAGTCACCGGGGTGGGCAGTGTGTACATCCAAGAGCTCAACCGCCCCAACATCACGGACAAGGACGCCTTCATTGTCTGGCTCGATGAGACCGGGCAGGGGGCGCTCGCGCCCCGGTCAGTTCACTACAAGCGGCTTGAATCGCTTGTGAAGGAAATGCTTGCGGAGGGTAAGGCGCTTCCCGCGTCTCTCACCAACTTCAAGCAGAAGCGCGCTCTCATCCGGCGCTCGTAACGTAGCACTCACCGACACAAGGACAACACAACCATGGCTCCAAAGAGCAAGGCAGTTACTCCCGCAGCGAAGTCCACCCCGGCGACCACGAAGCCCGTGGAGAAGACCGTCAACGCCCCTCCCCAGCAGGCGCCCACGCCCGTGACGGAGACCACGGCGTTGGCGCAGAACGTCGCTCAGTCCCCGGCCCCCACCGGGTCCATGCCCGCGTGGTTGGTGAAGGTCACCAACGAGCAGGCGCCTCGTGGGTATGACAAGATGGATGCTGCGGACTTCATCCTCCCCCGGCTCGTGCTCGCTCAGTCGCAGACCCCGGAGGTCCTCCAGAAGGCGACCAACGGCTACGGCATCGATGTGGGGGACATCTTCGACAACCTGTCAAAGACCATCCTCTGCAAGGCTGGGGAGTCCCTCCTCATCATCCCGGTGGTCCTCGGCAAGTCGCGCATGTACTTCGGCGACTACGACAAGGACGAGGGCGTCCTCTGCCGTTCGGACGATGCCCTCACCGCTCGCAAGGGTGGCATCGGGAAGGACGAGGGTGACCAGCCCACCAACGACTGCGCCAAGTGCGTGTTCAAGGAGTTCGATGAGGAGGAGGGGAAGCCGGGGTGCTCCATCTTCTACAACATCATCGTCCTCCTGCCGGCGTTCGAGATGGGGGCGTACGTGTGGAGCAACAAGCACGTGAACGTCAAGGTGGCCAAGCGGTTCCTCTCCACCTCGCGCCAGCTCAAGACGGACATGTTCGCTCAGAAGTTCGAGCTCAAGTCCACGCAGGAGTCCAACGGCAAGTACACCTACCAGAACTACGACTTCAAGGGGATTGGCTGGGTTGACCGTGACCAGTACATCACCGCTGAGGGGTTCTTCAAGTCGCTGGAAGGCAAGACGTGGACGCCGAACACGGATGACATCGATGAGGAGGTGGCCACGCCCGCCTCCACCGATGGTGAGACCGTGGACGGCGAGGTCACCAACCGCGAGCCCGGGAGCGATGACGCTCCGGTGAACGCCAAGCCGGCTGCCCCCGCTGCCGGTGCGGAAGAGGACGCCTTCTAAGGAGAGGGAGAAGGTGTCTTCCGGCCGGCCCCTTAGACAAGGGCTGGCCGTCTCCCGGGCGTGGTGTTGTGGATGGGTTCGACCCCCATCCTCGGGACATGAAATACGCGCAGTTCTTCCAGACCCGTATCAAGAACCTGCCGGAGCCCAACCCCGATGGGGACGTGGCCATTCCATGCCTGTTCCACAAGGACGGGTCACCCTCGCTCAGCATCAACCTCAAGACAGGTCAGTGGCGCTGCTTCGCTCCACACTGTCCCGGGTCCAAGGGTGGTGGGTACAAGAAGTTTGACGCCATGCTCAACGGTGAGGGCGGCCACGCGGGACCCGTCACCTCCCAGCCCATCGACCCGTCCGCCGTGGAGGGGTTCCACAAGGTCCTGCTCCAGTCATCGAAGATGCTCAACCTGCTCACCACCAAGCGTGGGCTCACCATGGAGACCATCACAGAGCACAAGCTCGGCTTCGATTCTGACCGGGTGTGGATTCCCATCTACGACGCTGACGGCGGCATCGTCAACGTGCGCAAGTACAAGCCGGGAGCCAAGAAGGACAAGATGGTCCCGTACGCTGCCGGGTACAACAAGGCCCGCCTCTTCCCGGTCCAAGCGTTGGAGTCCGATTGGCTTGTGTTGACTGAGGGCGAGATGGACTGCCTTGTCCTCCGGCAGTACGAGTTCCCCGGGGTCACGACCACGGGCGGAGCAGACACGTGGCTCGCCGAGTTCACCCCACTGTTCAAGGGGAAGCGCGTCTACATCTGCTACGACGATGACGAGGCCGGGAAGAAGGCCGGGATGGTCATCGCCCGCAAGCTCGCTCCGGTGACGGCGGAGGTCCGGGTGGTTCACCTCGGCCTGCGTGGCACATCTGATGAGAAGGACATCACCAATTACTTCGTGGACCTTGGGCATACCAAGGATGACTTCCAAGCCCTCCTCGACAAGGCGGAGAAGGTTGAGCACGTTGTGGAGGTGGTGGGACCCTCCCCAGAGGTCACCCGGGTCCACCTGAGTGAGGTGGGGGAGGACCGCTTCGTTGGTAAGAGGGTCGCGTCCACCGTCCTCGTGGCAGGGAAGGACCTCGCCCCGTTTCAAGTCCCCTACCGCGTCGGCTTCACGTGCGAGATGGGCGAGAAGATGTGCGGGCGGTGTGGCATCGCTGGGAGTGGGGGCGTCCTCGATGTCACCATGCCCGAGTGGGACCCCAACCTGCTTGCGATGGTGAACGTCCACCAACTCACCGTGGACAAGGTCATCGCTGGACTGGGGAAGGTCCCCTACCCGTGCCAGAAGTACAAGGCGACGGTCAAGGAATATGCGAACGTCGAGTCCATCAAAGCCATCCCGGAGATTGACTGTGACAGCGAGCGGAGTGAGTACGTCATCCGCCAACTCTTCTACCTTGGTCACGGGCTTGAGACCAACCACACGTATGACATCGAAGCCATCGTGATGCCGGAGCCCAAAACCCAGTACGCCACCGCCATCATCTACAAGGTCGCCTCCTCGCAGGACTCGCTGGAGCGGTTCGCGTTGGATGAGGAGTCGATGGCACTGCTGAGCATGTTCCGGGTGGACCGTGGCGTGTAAGGTTGACTACCCGTCACAGCCATGCCCGTTTGGGTTCGAAGGGCGGGTCACACGTGAGACGTGTGGACCGTGCAAGAACTTCATCCCGCCACCGCACATCCTCGCTTGGTGTATGCTGTACGACCGGGAGGGGATTGTCTGCAAGCTCCCCAAGAAGGACTGCGCGACCTGTAAGGAGAAGCACGTCCACGGGAAGGGGCGAATGCTGATCATGGTCATCAAATTCCTG